TTCGTCTGTTAGTTCTTGAGCCATGGCAGGATCAAATTCTTCAAGAGCTTTAATGTTTCTTAGTCTTCTCGCATTTTTTAAATTTTGTGCTGCGTCAACTAACCTTTGATTTCCTGTAACTGATTCAAGTGTAGCAATATCAACTCTACTACCTAGTGTTAATTTATCTACTGCATTAGTAAATTCTTCCATAGATATATTTTTTAATTGTGACGCTTCATCAATTTGCTTTAATAAATCTTCTTGCAAAAAATCTGATCTGGCGTAGAAGTTTGCTTTTTGCAGTTCAGAAAATGCTGCTCGATCTTCTTGGTTTGTACCAAAAATATAATCTAATTTATCTCTATTGGACTCCAAGAAAGCCTGTGCTAACTTCATTGAATCTTCAGATACAATTGAAGTTCTTCTAATTACATCATCTATATTTGCTAAATTAGCTTTTCTTGTAACTTCGAAAAAACCAAATAGTTCTTCGCCCACTTGCGCGTTTTTTGCTTGAGATGAATATTTGTGGCTCGCTTTTAGCAAAAATGGTTTTAGAGCTTCTGCCATAACTGTAGCGTCCTGTGTGTCATATGCTTTCTGAAGTTCTTCTATTCTTGCGGTAAAGCTATTAACACCAAAAAAATTTTGAGATCTTTTCATCTCATCAATGACACCCTTTAGTAAGATTTGTTTATCCTTGTCTGCCACTCTTTTGGTAAATACATATTCATCTATTCCTAGCATGAGCTCTTGGTCCATGCCAAGATGCTCGCCAGCCACTCTGCTAAAACCAATTAATTTTCCTAGATTTTCAATACCCTGTTGTCCAATTTCATCTGCTGTTATTCTTCCGGCATTTGCCCCTTGATAGCCCATTAGTCTAGCTATAGCCCTATTAACACCTTCTTGATTAAGAAAATCAGCTTTAGCTATCTGATCTGTTATTGCAATTTGTGTTGACATTGCAGTATCAATTGCCTGTTGGATTCCAACAGGATTTGTTGCTAAGTCAATAACTGATTCAGCAGACAGCATTCCTATTTGAAAATTCTCAAGTAAATACTTAGTTATATTTTTATCATTTTGTCCAGCTTTTGTTAGAAAATCTCGATATTGCCTCATTGTTGAACTAATTGCTGTAGATCTATTAATGTAGACACCTAAAATATCTCCACCAGCTTCAATGACATCCTCTTGCTTTCTTTGAAATGCTGCTCCAAAAAGTGCCTGAAATGCTGAGTCGCTTCTACCAAAAACTTTCATTACTTCTTCAAAATCTCCACCAGCTTGTTTTATTTCTCTCCTAAATCTTGCGCCACCTTTATATTTATTTAAGAAATTATTTACTTCTTCTGACTGCATTATTTCTTCAATCTGTGTGCTCATATCAAAAGCTTTTTCGTCTTTGAATGTTGTAAATACACGGAAAATATTTGGAGTTGTGTATCGAGGCTGAGCTGTTGGGCTAGTTGTAACTAATGAGCCCATTCCTTCTCTTGCAATTCTTATTTTATCAGCGTTTGTTAGATTGACTACTGTTGTAGATCCTGCAGATTCCATTTGGCGATATACTGTATCTATTGTACTTTCGATTAAGCTTCTTCTTCTTTTGGCTATATCTTCTGTTCTAGTTAACACATTGCGAGTACTAATCCCGGCGAATCCAAAATCTTGAAAAGCTTTGTCAAGAGATTGGCCACCATATATAACATTTTCTAATGCTAAAACAGCGGCGCGCTGTGCTTCTGTAGATGTTGCTTTTTGGCCACGTAAAAACACATTAGAAAAATCTGACGATTCTACATCTACCATTTTTTTAGTTCCGTATATTATATCTTCTGCTGCCGATTTAAAATAATCTTGCTTTTTAAACATGCCAGTAAGAGTATCCTCATCAAAATATGCCCTAGCAAATAATCTTTCCTCTATAGCTGTAGGCTGACGTATCATATTAAATCCAACCCTACTTCTACCCTTATCATCCTGGTAGCGAATCATCTTGATGATTCCTTTGTCGTCTAAGTCGAATCCACCTAATGCGTCTTTAATTCTTCCAACAGCTTCTCCGCCAAAAAGCATTGTTTTACCTTTTATTCTAAAAGATACAAGTTCTTCTGATAGTTGCTTCGCATTGCCAGATTCATCAATATAATCTGTATGCAAGTTTTTAACTGGAGATCCCTGACCAGTAAAGCCTTTTCCTAATACTCTTTTATCTCCCGGAATTCTTGCTTCGGTGCTTACTGAAAATCGCATAGCTTCAGGAATTACTGGTTGAATTATTCCATCTCTTTCCCTAAATACTTGCGTTGAATATAGCTTCACTAGCATATTCATCATTTTTGGACTTTCCATTGGTCCAACACCACTTTGGTGTAATTCCAAAATTGATTGAGCTAATTGTTTAGCGCGAAGCCTAGAAGCTCTTAATTCATTCGGTAGAGCTTCTATATCTTGATCTACCATCTGTTCTAGTGTTTTCTTTAATCTTTGTGGAAGAATATTTGCTCGTAATACGTCCTCTAATTCATTAAGCTTAGTTATCCCTCTATTTCTCATTGCGCTTAAAGTAGCTTCATCAGAAAATATATCTGAATGTACTGCTGCAGAAATTGGATCTAGAAAAACTTCATTTCTTGGATGGCCAAAACCTGCCAGTAAGACTTGATCAACTCCTCTAGCAAGCCCTGATTCAGTCTTAATATCTTCTGTGCTAAGTATGGCTGCTAAATTTTTTAAAGGCTTAACTGTTTTAACTGTTCCTTCATTACGCCCAAGCTCTTTCTTAAAGTACTTATCTAGTTTTCTTATTTCTTGTTCTGCTGCAATTTCATCTTTAGCTGAAGCAGCTGTTTTTATTCGCTGCAGTCTGCCAGATAACATAGCCATTGCTTTTTGTTGAGTTGATGTTATGGAGCCAATTGTTTGGAAGCCTTCTAATCTTTTTAATTCTTTTTGTATCATTTTTTCTACAGATTTAACATCCTTAACAATATCTACCGAAACATTAAATGCGTCTCTACCCACTGTAAATGATGATTTTATATCTCCGATTCCAGCTACATGACCTCTACCAATTATGTCATCTAAATTTGAACCTTTTATTTGATCAAAAATATTTTTTAAATTATTAAACTCATTTCTTGCAATTTCTCTTTGATCTGCCGGAAGACCCATATTGTCGATTGTTGCCTTAAGGTCTTGCATTCTAGACTTTAGTTCTTTTTTGTGAGAAGTTAGAAATCTTGAATTAAGTAATGAGCTTCCGTCAACTGCGCTTTTTGCGCTTGATGCTCCGTCATTAAATTGTTTTAATATATTTTCTTTAGCAGTAGTACTTACGCTTGAACCTTCAATGTATCTTTTTACATGATCTGCTAAATTTTTAATATTTTTTCCACCAACACCTTTTCCAGGACTATAGCTATTAATTGCTTCAGCTAAAAGAGTGCTTTGATCATTACTTAATCTGCCAATATATGTACCTATATAGTCTTCAACTTTTAAGCCCTTATAAGCGGCCATAGTCCTCAGTGTCTCCTCTGAGACTCTAGAACTTCTTCTGAGTACACTAAATCCAAATTTATATTCTCCACCATTTACTTTTTCGTGCGCAAATTTTTTCATTATCTCATACTGAAATTCGCTAATGAAAGAACTTTGTTTTAAAGTTTTTCCGCTTAGAATGGATGAAAGATCTGCTCCAGCTATTGCTACTTCTCTTTCTGATGTTAATGTTCTTATTCTTTTAGATAGTTTTAATAATTTATCACCAAGAACATTTGAATCTTCATCTTTAAATATTTTATTAAATACATCTGGATCTGCTAAGTTATGCCCAGAGACAGAGAGTAGTAAGTGGGACTGTAAAGCTGTTAGAGATTTTCCTCCCATTCTAAAATTAAGAACTCTTGCCCCCTGGTCGTCCATTACAGATATTCCATGTATTTCGCCCCTTTCCCTAAGGGTCTTAAGTCTCTTAACTATGCTTTTAGCATCACCTTTGCCACCTGACATTATTTGAATGTCCATTTTTAAATCACGTAGGTTTGGTATATCAATTCCTGCAGCCTCTAATGCCTTTATCTGATTGGCTGTATAATTTTTATTAGTTATATCTTTTAGAACCGCTCCTAAACCAGAAACTTTATTACCTATCATAGGGTCTGTTACAGATAAATTTTGAGTAACAAATAAAGTTGATGCCCTACCTATAGCTGGAGCCATAGAGTCAAACTCTTCTCCGGTTCCTGATATGACATATTTAATATTATCACCATCTGGAACGACTTCAATAACTTTACCTAATCCATATACAGTTTTTCTTAACGCAGCTCTTGCTGCCATAACTTTTTCTGCTGTTGTCTTATATACACCAAAATCAAAATTTGATTTATGATAACTAATTGGATTGGGCATTATCTCACTCCGGCAGATACATTAAAATTATTAGAACCAAATGGATTAGATGAAACATTTACAGAACCAGATAAACCCATTCCAGACATCAGTGACCTTAGCTTATACACTACGTCTTGTCTATCATTATTGTAATTAAAATTTGGGTAGCTTGGATTTACCAAATTTGCTTCTTTTATCTGTTGTGGATAGTAACCCATTTGGGACATTTCCAGACCCATTGATTGGCCCATTTTAATTTTAACTGCGTCTATATTTGTATTTGGATGCCAACCTTCCCAGCTAGCGTCTGGTAGCTCATGTCTTGCAAAATAATCTTCTAGTTCTGGACGTTTCTCAACTTTCATCCCCCAAGCTGCTTCATATAATCTTCTTTCAAGTCTTCCAGAAGTGGAAAGAATTTTTTCTCTTTCAGATACTGGGGCACTGATCATTGCTTTAAAATGTTCTCTTTTTCTCTTGGGTACAGCTAATGATAATGTTTCAACATCTGAACCATATAGATCTGCACCATACATAGTTCTTTTAGCTGCCATTCTAAATTGATTTGCAGACGCCATATCTCCAGATTGCTTAGACATATTTGCTAGTCTTGTATTTTTTACGTAACTAAGAATATCAGTATATTCCTCAAGAGCTAATTCTTTTTTACGCTCTTGAGGAATAAACCTATCGCCAGTAATTAATTCATAGGCGTTGCCGAAAATAGAGCTTCCACCACCAGCCACTATTCCTGCTGTTGTACCAAAAAGTTTTGCCCCAGGTGTAGCTCCAAACATACTGCCTACAAACCCTAAAGTGGCTGCGGCACTTATTGGATTTTCTTGTGTAGATTTGTTTAACATTGGTTTTATATAACTTTCGTATGGCCTAGACCATTCTGGGAAAGTTGTTCCGTAAACATTTCTTCTTTCCCAATCTTCTACTGCACTTCTTTTACCTATAGTTTTAGCTATTAAAAAGTTATCAGAATGGACAATAGATTCCCCTAATCTTGTCATAGAAAATTTAAATGGCTGTGTCGTTGCCATTTTTATATTTTCCGGTGTAGATATATCTGAATATTTATAATCTGAGAACTCATATTTTTTAGTTGTTTGTTCAACTTGATTTCTAATCTCTGCTACTCTAATTCTTTCTTCTGCTGTTAACGGCTGTTTATCTATCATTGTATTAACATTTTTAAATTGCTTAGAATATGGGGCTACATCACCTAATATATCAAGTTGATTAATTAAACCATATTCACCTGTTTGATCTGGATATAGCTTATTAAATCTTTCGTAACCAACTCCAGGAAGTCTTATTTCACCTTCTTGTATTTTAGAAAATGGATCTCCTCTTGTAAAATCTGTATAATATTCTGGCCCTGGCAAAAATGGATACTGTTGTCCCATTAGATTTTGAATTGGATTAATATAATCTACGCCAGTTCTTTCTTTTGGAATGAATCTTCTTACAATTTCAGAAAATTCAATATTACCAATTGCCTCTCGACTAGGTATTGGAACGTCACCAAGTCCACCTAAATTTAGATCCCAGAAAGCTCTAGTTGTTCCATAAGCTTTTTGTGCTGACTGTAGAACTGATCTTTGTGGCTCAAAATCACTTTGACCAAAACCAAATTTTTCCCTAAAAGTACCGAACGCAAATCCATAAATACCAGCCATTTCTTGCATTTTATAACCAAACTCTGTTAATTGATAATTCAAATGAGATGGCTTTAGTGGACTTCCTGCTCCAACTACTCGTGGCTGCATTACTCCAGAAACTTTCGGAGGACCATAGGCTGCATTAAGGTAACTCTGGTTAATATTTCCAATAGTATTTGCAGTTGCCATTCCTGCAGTATTCATTGCTCCTGCCATTGAAGCCATTTGCGTATTATAATTAGCAATTGGAGCCGCATAGCCACTTTGCCCTCTTGGGGATTGAACTGCCCCTCCAAAACCCATTGAACCAGAGACTCCAGATGTTACTCTAGATAGTGTCTGAGGCGCATATGCCAAAGTATCATAGGCTCCTGATTGACCAGCTGGTGCATATGATGCAAGGCCGGCAGCAACCTCTTGTTCGTGCATCATTTTTTGAGGCTTAAGTATTTTCCCAACAGTCATATTTAGGAATGGAGTTAATGGCCCAAATGGGCCACTAAAGTATTCTCCAGTAACAGGGTACGGTCTATCCTCGTAGTGCTTTCTTTCAAATCTATAAGGATCAAGTGGTCGTAATGGTGATATATCATTATAGAATAAAAACTTTTCCATTGGGCTGCCGTATAAGTCGGAAGTAAATCCTGCTCCTCCTTGGAGTTTTTGATACCAAGATGGACGGTGGTACATAATCTTTCCACCTTTAAATGGAGTATTTCCAAGTGGCCAAAATCTACCTTGACGAATTGGCACTTCTCCTTCAACTAGCTGCTCACGCTTGTCTTGGTAGTTCATTCCGCCTGGCATTATTCCGCTCATTAAGGCTTGACCTTCTACGGCTGCTTTTGCAACTTGGCCAAGAACCAATGGTCTATATACTTTTTCGCCTCTTGCATCCTCTTCTGAGGTCATTCCACCTAAAGTTCTGTCTACGGTAAGAGCGGTTGTTCCTGCTGCATATATTGGCAACACTCTTTTGCCTATCATTCCTTTGGTATATAAAGAAAGTGGTCCACCAAAATCTGAAGTATCTAATTGCATTCCTAGTGTTCCGAAATATCTATTTAATCTTTCAACTGAGTGCGACATGGGCATACTTCCAGTTGAGAAGGATTGAGGATCGGAATATGTAGTTAGACCTATCGCGCTTTTAATTGCTCCCATTGGATCATTTCCAAAGACTGTGCCAAAAGTCGGAACTAATGTAACAGATTGCCCAGTACCTAATGGATCAACAGTTAAATCATCAGTCTGATGTTGTGCTATTCCAAACTTTCTTTTTAGTGGTGTTGTTATTGGAGAAAATTTTGTTTGGATTCCACTAGAATTTACTTCAGATATTCTTCCACTAGAAAAAGGTTCTAATAGCCTTTTTGTCTCTGTACTTGATCTCACTGTAGTTAGCATTTGTTTTGCTGCCGCGAGCATATTTTGTTGCCCTGTTAGGCCATGCTTAAATGTTGTGAAGGCGCTTATGTTAAACATCGTTCCAAGTGCTGCTGCCTGTGCTTCAGTTCTTTGTGATGGAGATATTTTTCCTATTTTTACCAAATCATCAATTGCTTTTTGTATTTGAATGAATACTTCGCCTTGATTTGAAGCTCCTAATTTGACTTGATTAACTTGAGAAATGTATCTAAATATTTCATTTCTTAATTGATCTAATCTAGTTGTAATAGTTGGAGACTTTTGAGACATTTGAGAAATGGCATTTAAGTTTCCATTATTAAGTAAATACTGTAATCTAGATCCAGAGGTTGTTAAAAATTGTGGATCTACACCTAATCCTTTAAGTTCAAGGCCCAACAATTTTTGCCCACGAAGAAGTCCTTGGGCAAACTCTGCCATTTCTTGGCCGCTAGACATACTGCTAACCCTTTTGCCTCCCATTGTAAATAACTCTGGGTGGAGCTCCTCTAACTGCCTCATTACTACTGGATTTGTACCATATTGAAAAGACTGTTTTCTTAATGATTCGTAAGCTTTTAATATATCAGATTGACTAAATTCATCAATAGCTTTTCCAGAGCTATCTACGACTCTCATTGTACTTGAGTTTAATTTAATCCTTGTAGATGCCCCACCAATAGTGTAATCTATTTCTTCTCCAGCAACTAGTTTTGCGATCACTGATTTATTTTGAATATCAGTTTTTCTTCCGCTAAATCTTTTAGCTAATCCAAATAGAGAGTTTGGCTGATCTGGAGCCATACTCATGGCTCTCTTAAATTTTAGAGCGCGCTGTTCCCCACCTAATATTTTATTTAGAAATCTTGAACCAGATGTTCTATTGATTTCATCAGTAGTCTCCCCTGACATACCTGATGCTAGGCGTGTTTGCCTAGTTAGTAAATCACTACTTGCAGTAGGAATAGGTCTATATGTGCCAGGTAAAGATTCTCCATAAACTTTGTCTGCTAATGAGTCAGTTTCAAAACCCATAACCTTTCCTCTAGAGCCCTTTGTTTTATACCATAAATAAAAATCTTTCTCGGAAGTACCTTTATTTAAAAATGGCTGCGCGCTTCTAGAAGAAACATATTGTATTGGAGATCTTTTTGCCATTTCTGCAAAAGATCTATATCCAAATAAATCAAATGGATTAAAACCTAATACGGGTATTTTGAATTGCCCCATAAAAAAGTCTGCTGTATCTTTAAATGTAGTTTTAATAGCACTAAAGTCAAGAATTTCTCCTGCTTTAGTTTTATATACTCCATCAAGTTTACTAAAGCCTATTGATTTTGATACAGGGTCATTAACTGCCATTCTTACAGCAAGGTCGTTTATAGTTTTTCTTTCTGACTCGCCTAAATAATTAAATCTTCCTGCATTTCTTGCTTCGTCAATTGTTAATGGCTGTAGTCCAAATAAATTAAAACCACCATTAAAAATACCTGACGTCATTTGTTTATTTTTAATTAAAAAAGCTCTTAAATCTGTAAATTTAGTTGGATCAAACCCCTGCTTTCTTAGGGCGTTGTTAACTATATTATTTGAGACTTCTCTTCCAGAATCGTCTAATAATTTAATACCCAAAACTTCTGCTGTTTTTCTTTGTAAAAATTCTTGCTTCGATAAAGTTAATGGGCCAACAAAATCTTGATATTGAGCTTTTTTAGGTTTTAATAAAGATCCACCTATTGTTGATAGGTGATCAGAGTAAAATGTGTTCCAATTTTTTTTGATATTTAAATTAAGATTTTTTTGGAATTCTCTTGAGGCAAATATATCTCGTGCATCTTTGACTGCATTATTTAATACTTGACTTGAAGATTGTGGTGTATTGTTTAGCGAGCCAGATTTTTCCAAAGCTTCTGATAGAGTTTTACCACCTTTAATTCCTCTATATCTTTTTAGAATTTTAGAAAAAAAATCATCCTCAATATCTATTGCGGTATCGCCGTCTTGAATTATTTTATTTTTACCAATTGTAATAATATTACTTGCGTTCATATTACTTCTTGGTGCACGTACGTTTAGATAATCAACAAATTGACCAGCCTGCTTTTTATCAATTCCTCTTGCAATTAACTGCTGCGTTAAGACACCTTTAAATGCGTCCTGTTGCCTACCTCTATAGAAGTCACTTGAAGTAAAGGCTTTATCGCCAGGTCCACCTCCACCAAGAACCGTTAAGCCAGTAGCTAATGATGACAGCCTACTAGAGTGCTGTGACTGTATCTTTCTTATGGCTCCCTCTAAGGTGTTTGCCTGAAAGCTTCTATCAACAGAAGTCATTTGAGAAAGAACTTTATTAAATGCTATAGAATTTTCCATAGCATCATATGCTTTCCCTAGTAGCTTAAACTCTTTAGCACCAGCTTCGTAAGCTGCTCTAACTCCACGAAATGATGGAACTATATCTAATATTGAATTATAGTTTTCTGTTGTCTTTAATCCATTTGGGCCAGTAGAGGTTCCTTTAAATCCTTTAATAAGGGTTTCAAATTTAACCTTTTTTATTTCATCTCTACTTGCCTGGCGAGCAACTGCTTGCTGCTCTGCGGCGGTAATGCCTTGACGAAGATTATGCAGATTCTGCACAAAACCTCTTTGCCCCTCTGTCTTATATACGTCAACTGCAGAACTAAATCCGCCAGAAGTTTGAGCAGACACTTTTAGAAATTTATTAGTTAGTGTTGCAAAGTCATGGCCAACTTCAGATAATACTTCACTTAAGTCTACGAATGCATTATGAAACTTAGCCTGTCTTGGTGTTAGGTTGGCCATATCATTAAGTGAATACCTTAATGTTTGTAGCGATGATCTGCCAGCAGACGTTGCAGCTCCAGCAAATTCAAATGGAAGAATCATTGTTGCAATATTACTTAAAGATTGCTTAGTAAAATCAGCCATTACATCTGCTGGATTATACCACTTGACTTTTCTTTCGCCTTCTTCTCTTCTGCCAAAAATAGGATCTGTTAGCCCTCTTTGGGCGCCATACAGAGCTGGCAATTCATACGGCATTCTCCTTCCAGCTCTAACTAGTCTGACCTGAAGTTCTTCTCTCCAAGACCAGACTCCAGCTGGCTCTCTAGTTAAACCAAATCCAGCTTGTCTTTTTTCTTGATCATTTAAAAATCTATATCCAAATCTTTCACTTTTCATTCCCTGATAGCCGGTAGTATATTTGCCATCCTGTTGAAAAATTAATTTAGAATAAGGATCGTCCCCATCTATCTGACGAGCTACTCCTTGAAGTTCATCTAATTCTCTTCTGATTTCTGTAACAGACTTAATTAATCTAGTCGCAATTGGAGAAGTTTCAGATCTTTTTTGAAGATGCTTAGCGAGTTTTATTCCACCAGATTTAGTTAATTTTGAAGCGACAAATGTCCCACCAATTGTTGCAGCAGTCGTTGCAAAAAATCTAATTATTGGATGACTATTTAAAGCTTTACTAATAACTCCTGAATTATGAGAAATACCTTCTTTGTCTCCCTCATTAATTGGGAGATCACGAGAAGTTACGCTGTAACCTAAATTATGTATTGGTCCTGGATCGCGTATCAATTAAGCTCCTAACTTAAGTTATGAACCCCATAGTTTTCTTGCAATTGGGTCATCATACGTTGCTGCACCTGTTGGTTTAGATAGATTATGTTTTGCAGCTCTAGCTTTTTCTTTTTCTTCTTCTTCTTCCGGATCAATTAGTTGCAGTCTTAGATTAGTTGGTTCTATACCATTAATGCCCTGTTTGATTTCTATAATCTTCTCTGCGAGTGCAACTTTTTCTGCTAATTGAGAAAATGTACATTCATCTAATTGTTCTGGAGAATATGTATTTATAGTAGCTAGAACAAAGGCTTTCATTAAATTTTTTACTTCATTTGCATTAAGTCTTTTATTGTCAAGCGTTTGTTTAGCAATTTTGGCAGAGGAAAAACCAGATATATCTAATATTTCATTTGCCAATGACGTGACATTGCCGGGAGGAATTTTTAATGTATCATAATTCTCTGGAAAAACAATTGTATATTCAAGAATTATATCTTCAAGATCAGCAGAAGAAAAGTCATTTAAATCTCTATATGAGAGAATTTTACTATGTTCCTTGAATGTTAATTCTCTAAAGATAAGAATAATATCTTTAATTTTTACACTATAAATATTTCCATATTTATTTTTTAATTCAAAAATTAATTGAGAATCCAACATTTATTAGAGCTGTCTAACCTCTAGGGCAACAAATCCAGACGCTTCAAGTACTTCTTGAGCGATGAGGGATGGGACTCCGGCCATCATACCTGTTGCCTGTTTTCTGTCATAGACTGGGAATAGAATACACATTTCAGAAATTGTCTCTTCATTCCACATATTAGCCTCAGCGGAAGATAACTGCCCTGACTGCATAAGCTGCTCCATTTTCTTAACAATATGCTTATACTCAACTCTATTTAATACGCGCCACACAATATGCTTATCGTAGGTAATTGATGTTACGTAAACTTCACCATATTGTTCTTTCCACTCTTTAATTTGGCCAGCTGTAGGTCCACCTTCCCAAATGTGTTCTGAATCCTCAAGATCTTCTACTGATTTATATTCTTCATCTGATAATGAATTATTAAATTCTAAAATATCTACATCATCTGGATCATCTGACATTTCTATAGTGACAATATCTTCTAAAGAATCAATATCTTGTGATTCACTTTTAATTACTACTTTTCTTTCATTTGACATTATTTAATCTCCTTATTTTTAATATCTCATTATACCATAATACTGAAAACATTTCTACAAATAACTAAATAGAAAAAATTAGTTGCCACGTTTGAGCATCTACAATGCCATTGGCTGGTGATATTCCATTTGCAGCCTGAAAATTAATAACAGCCTCTAAGGTTACTGAACCAAACGTTCCAAATTCTGCAATTCCAATTGCTGGATCGCTGTCAGGAGGTCCACTAGGCTTAAAGCCTAGTTTTCTTTGAATCCACTTTACGTATTCACTTTCATACCCATATTGAATTGGGCCAGGCCAAACTAAGGTCAGTGTATCTGGAACTCCAGGTTCAAATATATTAAGTATAGATTCATATGTTTGCCTATTGACTATTCCATTAGCTGGAGTTATTCCTACTGAAAGTTGGAATTCAGCAACAGCTTCAGCTAGTTCACCGCTAAATCTTCCATTAATTGGATAAATACCTAATTTTTCTTGAATTATTCCAATGTATGCATTTTGCGGTGTTCCAAAAGTTAATTCATAACCAGGATACCCATATGATCCACCGATATCTGGGCCAGGTGTATTTGATCCATTTCCTCCTGTTATCGTTTCTTCTGGAATTGGATTTGGGTTAGTTGGTTCTGCTACAGTTTCGTCTGATGTTACAGATGTAGATAGTCTCTTAATAAAGCTAAGATCAGCTTGTGTGAAGTAATAATCTCTAGCTATAAATTGATAACTCTCTGCGACTGGCTGACCACCAGGAGTATATACGGTAGACATATTCATTAATTGAACTTCTTGTAGTATGATTTTCATCGGAGATGATGCGGCGTCGGCTTTCATTGTCCTTTGATTAATGTCTGTATACATCATTCTGTCTAAGTTATTTTCTATTTTTAGATTTACATTATCAGTTGCACCGGTGTCTGGAGAAGGTGTAGGAAATGGACTAGAAGAAACTTCTTCTATACCATAAAGAATAACAAAATTAAATGGTGGATGTGCGCTAAAGATACTTTTATTGCTAGCTTCAGACATTGCTGGATCTGAAGTTATTCTATCTAATTGACTATAGGCCCAATATTTTTGTATATTTCTTTCATCTTGAGTTGAACCCAAAATTTGTCCATTATTTGAATACAAGTTTGACACTATCATATTTTGAGGAGCTCTTTCAGCTGGAAGTGTTGCTCTAGCTGTAGCTGCCTGTTCTAATAGATCAGTCATTCTTCTTGGGTATCTAGTGAATAATGTAATTTCACCGCTGATTATTCTTGTGCCCAACATCACATTATCGTAGTTATATGACCAAAATCCATATAACGGTTGCTTTTCTTGCCTTATGGAGTATGCAAATGTGGCTATATCTAGTTCATTTTCTGCGCCAAAAAGACCATCTATATAAACTTTTATATCTTCACCGCTAAAATAATAGTCATAATAATTACTAAAATTTTTACTAGAATCAGAAGATTGACCGGCCCATATTCTATCTATATTAGAATCTCTGTCGGAAAGTGGATCAAATAATAATGGTCTTCTTTGTGAAGTCATATTTAAGGCCTCGCTATAGTTTCTGTTGGATTGATGCTTGCATCTAGTGCTTCATCGTAATATTCATCTAGTAGCTGGGCGTACTGACTAGTAACCACGTCACCAAATACATTCTGTGATATCTGGATATTTCTTGCCGACACTTCTGCGCTTGTGGTTGAATTTGGATCTTGCTCTTTACTCATCTTAATTAATGGCTGTATGCCTCTAGCCATAAATGTATATGTTTGCTCTATAAATAGGTCATCTATAGATAATGTTTGACCTTCGTCTATAATTGTTACTCCAAATATTTTCATCTTAGCGTACTGGCCATATTCGTTAACTAATGTAATAATTATATCAAATGGTGGCAACATATCTGCTAAAGGTGCGAAGAAACCATTGCCACGGTATAACATTTGTCTATATTGACTAAGTCTATAAAATGCGTATTCATTAAATACTGCAAAAATAAGGCTTCCAGCTATTGTTCTAGCACCTTTAACAAAGCCTCTTGTATTAACATGACCCAGTGTTCTAACTGGAGAATTTTCTCTATGTATAGAATATGATATTGTTTGTAGTTCACCAAGTTCAATAATGTCTGAACCAACTGGCTTATTATCTGGACCAATAATGGGAACAATCAATGTAGCTACTGCATCTGCTCCGCTAAATGAAATATTTTGAAGAGTATAGTTTTGATCATAATTAACTTTATTTGGAGCGTCAGTTGTTGCATTTGTTGTCTGCGCATTCGCCTCATTAAATGTATTATATACTGTTGACATATTGCTCCTTAAATAAATATAGGCACGAGCTAATTAATGCCCGTGCCTATATTGCAGATAATTTTATAAATTATGGTCTGATAATGTCTGTATTAAGATTCTTAATATTTCTTACGAAATCAGACATTGTAGGATCATCGTTATCGATCAATGGATCTGTCTTTATTGAATACATGGGACCAAGTTCACGAGCAACATAGGTCATTGTTTCTTCTATGACAATATCGTCCATTGATGCGCCAGATCCTTCATTTAAGAGTTCAACGCCATAAATTGATCTTACAGCTGCTTGACCATATTCGTTTACAAATGTAATTGTAATATCAAATGGGGGGATTTGGTCAGCGTAGTATGGGACCTTCTTTACAACACTTGAACCCTGATCATTTACATCTGCAATTCCGCGGTTTTTATAGGCTGTATCACCGGGTAGTGCGTTGTGGGCTCTTGTGAAGAATTGTTGCTGAACAACGTTTGAATTATTTCTATTTTTGTCCAACATTGTATATAGAGCTGGACGATCAAAAACTGTAAATATTAATGATCCAGCAATACCTCTTTTTCCTCTAGAAAAAGAACGAGGATTAGGGGATCCCATTGTATAAATGGGAGCTTTTTCTCTAGTTACAGAGAATGTAATTCCTGATAGTGCGCCAATTTCTATACCGCCAAACGTAGCAACAATATCTGCTCCAGAAAATGTGGTATATGTTTGTAAATATTTAGACGAACTAGTGGGTGAATAATCGTTATAGTTATCTTCTAATGCCATCTAGGTTACCCTCCATTCGGTAATTTTATAGGTTGATAGCTACCTGTACTTCGATATTTCTCAACTCGAAGGCAGGTGTTAATACGAGGTCAACAATCGCTTTATTTTGAGCAGGGACATATGATACTGAGAAGTCACTGCCTAATATAGCTCCTAATAGTTGCATTCCTCTTAGTGCTGAAGTAATTGCTGTTTCCATCGAATTTCTTGTTTGAATACTTGATGGTTCTCCAACAAAACTCTGACACACTTGTCTGACGAGCATAACTGCTTCGTCTATAATTCTCTTAGTTGACAAACGAGTATAATCTGATGTTGACTGAGCGAATGTTAAACTTTCTCCAAATACAGCGATCTTATTAAAGTTAAGAACCACTGTGTTTACGCCCTTTATAGCTAGTGCCGACTGCTGACTTCTAGTTGGAGCGTATCTTAGTGATTGAACATTAAAGACTGGCTTATTAACTAATGAGCTATATGAAGAAAGTCTGCTTAATGTTCCTGCTAAAAATGATGCGCCATTAGAATAACCAAAATCAGTGCCACCACTAGTATAATTTACCGGCTTAAGTTCCGTTGCAACTACAGTAACATATGGTCCTAGTTCCTTCTGGTAAATTTCATTTACGTTATCATATGTGCCACTACCATCTCTATCGGCAAGGCCTGATACAGCAAGATGCGCAGCTACTTGACCTGGTGTCATTTTTTCTGCGGCTGCAATGTATGGCTTGACTCCCATTACGGCAATGCATGGATTGCTATTTTCAGAAATTGACTTAACGGCATTTGCAACTTTATATGTCCAGCTATAGGTTAGTGTAGTGCTATTGTCTGCGTGGAATCCAAACTCATCCGAATCTGATGGTGTAGCAGTTGGAATCTCCCAGTCACTATCATTTCCACCTCTGCCCCAAGGAATAATGATATCAGGAAGTGCTGCCTCTGCTGCATCAAACGCTTCTTGAAATACACTAATCCCACCACTTGTTAAGGAGCCTGTAGTATGATTAAATGCTGTATTGCTTGGTAGTGGAACTAAATATATTCTTTCTGCTCCCGCAATAATTAATTCAATAAAGGCTTTATGTGCGTCTGAGCCTTCTCCAAAAATTGATATTACATCAGCTTCATTTGAGGCTCTAACGACATCAAGATCTGCTATGCCACCAGTCCCATCAGCTGTACTACGGCGAGCTATAGCGACAACTCTTGGACCAGATGGTGTATCGTTTCTTGTTACGCTATAGAATCGATCTCTAATTTTAGTAGTTACTCCAGGTATACTCATGTTGACTTTTAACCTCCGGCTAAATGGAAAATCTTAGAATTAAATCTTCATTTATAGTAACAAAAAAGTTATAAAAACAACTAGATAGACTTGTTGATTAAAATAATATATATAAGTTACTGTGAATTTGGAGTTGCTGTTTTGCTTAAATCTACAATGTTTACTGATACATTTTCATAATTTGGAGTAGCTAAAGAGTTAACGTACTCAGATTCATAAGCCATCCAATTTCGTATATCTACTAAAATGCTACTAATTCTCGCATTTTCAATTGCAAAGGTTTTTTCTGTAGTTAACATATAGGTAACAGTTCTTTTATGAATATCTGATCCATCTCGATTTATTTCAGAATCAGCTAAACGCCTAGAGTAGACTAATTCGGAAGCTCCAGCTGCCTTAAATATTGGTGTGTACTCAAGCATAAAATCTTCAAAAGCTTCAGTAATTTGATCACACATGACTGCAGCATCCATGTCGTCGGATGTAATTCCTGGATTGCTACCCTGAAGAGTGGTAATTCTCATCATAGGAGAAAATGAGACTATATTTTGATATTTTTGCCCATATATAGTATACCTATTATTTTCTACGTTTTGACGCATTCTTGGTTTAGGTTCTACTGTATGAGTTTTTCTTAATTCTAATGCATATCCTATAATTGATGTAATATCTTTTCCATTAACCTGCTGTGAGAATGTATCTAAATTAACCCCAACTGGAACAACCGGAATAGAAGGATGACTTTCTTCCCATACTTTTTTAACTAAAGATATAAATTGCAAATAGTTTAGAGAACCTGGATATAATTCTTCTACTCCACCAATATTTAATCTAATTCCTGGAGATTGCAAATGTGCTTGACCAGGAACGCCTTCCCATCTTGAGGAAATTGAACTAGTTGGAAAAACTCTATTATAATATACCATTATGCACCGGGTCCTGCAGCTATTCTAAAATCGATTTTTTTAAGTCCAAGCGCAGATAGTAGTTCTATGTATACAAACATTTTTCCAGGATCATTAACTGCTACTTGTCTATTAAGTGAAAAATCCAAAATTATATTATCAGATTTCATTGAACGTAATAATTTATTAAGTTTATCCATAAATACATCATGACCAAACTTACCTATACTTTCATACGCGTAGTCTTTAGCCATATTAACCACATAGCCTACTAATCTCATTTGTGCAGCTTTTTGGAGTGTGCTATTTGACTTTGCCATTGTATAATCATTTGTTAGATATACCTCAAACGGTATTGATCTTTTAGTTTTTTTGCCACGATATATTGTATTGATCCCAATATTTTCTAATCTTCTAAAATCCTGTTGAGATAAATCTGAACCATATAAAGACATTAATCCTGGCACCCTAGCTCTTATTAGAGATCTGTTTAATGGATTACTAGCCAATAGTCCAGCGTAGGCTGCTGCCATATTTGATATATAGGAACTATTTATTTGTGAGTGTTGAAAGACACCTTCACCATATACTGGAATGACAAACCGTCCATTGTCTGATAGGACAGTATTGTCTATATTGTACTCTGTAAGCTTATCTGTAATTATTTCATCTGCTTCTAAAAAGTCAATATCCACTGAATTGACGCCACCGGATCTAGAACCAATTATACCCATCTGGACATATCCTGTTGTATTATGAAAGTCCGCGCAGTAATCTGCTAATTGTGTAATAAAATCAACACCATTAGTTTTTAGTATTGAAGTTTCTAAGGGAACAATTATATCTACAAAATCAAGATCTTTAATTATTGAATATGTTTCCTCTAATCTTTCATAATATTTTTCATAAAAAGTATATGAAGAAGGTGTCGCATTTTGTAGATCAAATATTGTAGTTGGAATATTTTTTTCATAAAATTTTTCGACATACTCTAACATAGGGGCTGCCGCACAAATCATTATATCTCTAGCTCCTGCTGCGTATGCGTCAAAAACGCCTCTTAGTAGAGGAGACTTTAAGTCTGCGCCTAAAAGATCTACCGCTTGTTGAACTGTTTTTATTTCAACTGGTACATTTAATTCTATATTATTTGCATGCCCGATTAATAAAATAGTTGACGTATTTCCTGCTGACAGTTGTGCATATCGTGGTTGATAATTTATAACAGTACTTTTTTCAGAGTTAACTATAACTGGAGATAAAGTAATTGGATCACCTTTTACTTCAAAATTAGATGTAACTACAAGTTGTGAAGCTGAGTCTGAAGTTCTGGCTAATACAGTATATGTACCATTAAATAATGTACTGGGAATTCTATAATTAAATGTAAATTCGTATGTGTTTGATTTTTCAATGTATGCGTCAGTATTTGGTGTAGAGTTTTGACTCCAGTATGAATATGGGCCATCTATTACTGGTCCAGAACCATCTGCCCCTCTAAGGATTGTTGTATACAAATCTGATGGACTTGCAACTGAGGTTGGATCGTACGGTAAACCTCTAGAGGTAAATATAAATTTAAATTTAACTAATTGACCTCTTTGTAATACTAGCATTTCACTTCTCTCTTGTAGCTCCAACTACCCAATAGTTAATTTCACCTAGTCTACCTCTAATAGCGGAAACTGTATCTATCCTGAAGACAGTATAATTTTTATTTACTTTTAAAGAATAATTTTCATATATTCTATCACCTTCTTTAGGTGATATATGCTTTTCGAAGTAATAGACTGCATCATAGTTTGATACTATCCCTTCGGGCATTTCTTGTGTAGAGTTAGCGTTTGTCATACCTGACTGTCCAACTTGACGAGTTGTTACTCTTTCAAATTGATCAGAATGATTTCCATTTGATAACATTCGCTGAAAATAAATATCATGTCCCCACTCGCGCATTACTTTTCTAAATGCTCGCTTAGCGTCAATCATAGCTCTTCAACCCCCTCTTTGGCATAGGGTCATCTTTAGATATTATGGTTGTTCCTGGGCCATATAATTCTTTATCTGATAGATATATTGTTTTTCCAGTTAATGGATCTATATTTGTACCAGTTGAAACACTTGGTAAATTTTTTGGCGTAAATGATCTTGGTGAGACTTTATTTGCTAAAATTTCTTTTCTTAAAGCTGTTGCTATCTGACACCATGTCGTTGCATTATCCCTAGTTACCACTCTTCTAGGAAGTGATCTATTTGTAATATTAAAATCACCCAATCTTAGCGAAACTTCATCATCTCCACCAAATCCATAAGTTCTACTTAACTCACATGCAGTTGCCGCTTTTATGTATTCTAAAACTGTAAAAGATAAATTAGTTCCATCTTCTTCATCCAAAAGACCATATAATGATTTAATTTCATTTGAGTAATTATGTATAATTTCTCCTATTTCCAATAAAGACGCGTCTGGAAAATATGGAATTAATGTTTCGGGATCAAGATATAATGGATCTACATTTGGGGCAAAAATAATTGTTTCTTCATTTTTTAATATAATAGTTGGTTGATATTCTTCGCTGACAGAACTAACATATAGTTTTTGCTCAACAACTACATTATTTCCAGAAGATAAAGTTCCAGTAAATTTAACAGTATATGTATCAGCTAAACTTGGTGTATAGTCATAGTAAAATATTGATGAGGTTGATTGAGTTGCATTAGTTGCAACTATTGTTGTTCCACTTGAGTTTTTAATAGTTACGCTGACAGTGCTGGGCGACAACTCAACTTCTAGTCCATTGGAATCTATATCTTTAAATTTTACAGTTACTCTAACCGTATCACTAACTACAACTCTATCTGTTGACATTTTTACCTCTTAGTTCATGCGTTAGATATAATAGTAACGTTTACTGTGCCTGCTGAGTTATTCTCTAAGATAATACTTTCTGCGTTGGAGATTGCATATACGTCATTTTTATTAACTGATATGGCAAAGACACCGGCGCTGTATGATTCCTGACTACCCACACTTGCTAATGCAAACGCATCTGCATTAATTTTATTTATCTCAGAAGACCCATAGCCATCAAACTGAGCAAATGAGATCGTAGAGATCGTTTCACTATTCTCTACTATCCCAGTAGAGCCTATTATGTTATGAGTATCTACAAAAACTAATGTGCTATTTACAGACGGTGGTGATATGACGATAACGCCTAATACTTTTAGGCCACCAAAATTAGTAGTTAATCCAAAAGACTGAGGAGAAACTACATATACACCACTGTAATTGAAATGATCTTGATTATAGGCTATATCTCCATTGTAGAGCATCTACATCCTTTAATTAGAATGTTCCACCATCAATGGAGAAACCACTTAATGTACTGCTATTTCCGTACAATGCGCCTGAGACTCCGATTCCACCAGTTACAACTAAGGTGCCAGTTGTATAAGATGATGACGCAGTTGCTGCAGTAAATGTTGTAGCACCGTTTGAGGTTAAGGTAGTGAAAGCTCCTGTGCCTTTAGTTGTTGCGCCTATATTGGACGAATCAATTGTCTTATTTGTAAGACTTTCAGATCCAGCTAAAGTGGCAAGAGTTCCAGATGTTGGAAGAGTTACGCCTGTTGTTCCAGTCGAGGTAAAGGTTATTGCATTAGCTCCAGATGTAACAAGGTTGCCACCAAGAGTAATGGTACTAGCTCCATTGTTTACTCCGGTTCCACCATAAGTTGAACCGATTACTGTGCCATTCCAAGTCCCAGTTGCAATTGTTCCAACTGAAGTAAGGCTTGAGGCAGTCACTCCTGAGCCAAGAGTAGAACCAGAGAGTACAGAAGTCCCTGCAATCAACAATGACTTGCCAGTCAGAAGATTAAGATTTTCTGAAGACGTCCATGCGTCAGTTGCGTCAACCCAGTTAAAAGTCTTGTCTGTATCACCCTTAAGAGTGATGCCACCACCATCGGCACCTGCGTCTGTCGGAGAGGCGCTTGAGCCAAGTTCAAGATTCTTATCGTCAACAGTTACGGTAGTTGAATTGATTGTAGTTGTTGTACCGTTAACTGTTAGATCGCCGGAAAGGACAAGGGACGTGCCAGTGGCAGCGCCGATATTTGGTGTTACAAGCGTTGGCGTGTTAGCAAATACAAGTGCTCCAGTACCAGTTTCATCCGATATAATTCCAGCAAGTTCTGCTGAGGAAGTTGCTGCAAAATCCGAAAGCTTATTATTAGTAAGTGCAACCGTACCTGTTGCATCTGGCAGAGTGATAGTGCGGTCTGCAGTTGGATCTGTGACTGCAAGAGTTGTTTCAAAGTCATTTGCAGTTGCACCTTCAAAAACCATGCTTCCACTATTGAGTGTAAGCCCTGCAAATGTTACACTTGCAGAGGTTGCTACATCTTGACCAATAGACAATGAGTGAGTTGTCCCCTCACCTGTTGTTGCTGCAGAAGAAGTAACACCAGTTCCACCAGTTATTGTTGCTACATAGTTTCCTGAAGTATTAGTTCCAAGCGCAATTTCTATAGTTGTAGAACTTGCTGCGATTAAACGACCCTGGGCGTCAACCGTGAAGCTACCGACTGAGGCAGCACCGCCGTATGAACCAGCAGTAACTGTTGTATTGTCAAGATTTAGTGTTATGGTATTTGTAGATGATGCTATTGATGAAAGCCCAGTTCCACCTGATATGGTTACAGTCTCCGCGTCGTCAATTGTCTGCGATGTTCCAGAATCACCTGCTAAAGTAAAGTTATATGTAGCAGCTACGACAGCTGCATCCACATATCCTGTTGTTGCAACTTTAGTGCTATTGTCCCCGGCTGTTTGTGTTGTTGCAGTTGCAGAAGATCCTAAGGCTACTGTTCCAGAAAATGTTTTATTTCCAGTAATAGTTTGAGTCCCAGTGAGGTCGACATATGCGCCTTTACCACCGATTGCTTCAACGGTAGTCGCAATTCCACCAACTCCACCAGTTCCCTTACCATAATAAAGGGTATCATCTACTTCATTATATGCGAGTTCTGCATTTTCCAGACTGCTTGGTGCACCAGAAGCTCCTGATGCCCTTCTTTTAATTCTGATTGTATTAGCCATTGTTAAAAGTTTCCTCCATCAACAAGATTTTCTTCATTATAATTAACCCAAACTGAGCCATTGTAACGTAAAACATCACCAGGATTAACTGTTGATATAGTAACATCGGTTAAACCATTTAAAACGGATTGTGTAGTAATTGCAGTTTCTGCAGATATTATTCTATCTTTAACTGTTAAATGACTGCCCGCTGGATTTAATCCGATAACCGTCTGCATGGCCTCAATGGCGTCATTTGCATTAGCGTGCTGTTGATGGTGAGGTACCGTTACTGAATTAAGCGCATCAGATGATGTAGGATTGATCAATACGTCCAATGCTGCGGGATACTGGGTGGTCATAAAAATCCTTTATAAACTAAATATTTTATATTGTTCGTTACTCCAATTAATTGTGATGGAGATAGGACTAGCACTAGAAGATACTGGAAGTCCAGTAGCTGTATCTATGTAGGCTAAAAGTCTTGATGTAGATCTAACTCCAGTATCTTTATATAAAACTAGATAGGCAAAACCGCTAGTCCCGTAATCTTCTATTGTAATATTATCAGCATCAAAGACACCAGATGCTGTTGTTTTTCCGCTTAATAAACTAGTAGTTGCTGCGACTGAATCTTCACTAATGCTTGATAAGAATTCATGTGTACTTAAATTTACTGTATAAGTATTTTTTACTAATGCAATTTTTAAGTTATTGTCAGTCAGGTCAAATAAACCCTCTAGTAGGCCTTCTTTCCCTTTTGCATATAGTGCATTTGCCATTATATGCCAACTTCCGAAGAGACAATAACTCTATATTTATAGCCTTTTTCGAAATAAGTTTTATCATCAATATAGAAAACGGGTGTAGCGTCTGTAGATGGGAAATCTACATATACATCTGGTTTCCATGAGTGCATTGATATATTTGTATCTACATTTTCCCATCTTGATGGAGTCTTTTGTATCTTTTTGCGCTGCGCTTTAAAGTATTTAGAGATCAAAAAGTTTGAAGCTGGTCGAGAACTAAATGTAATTGTTACCCTACCATTATTCTCATCATTTGCTAGATAAAAATCTCCAGCCGTTGGATTAGTTGATATTATATAAAAATCTGGGTTTTTTGCTAATATTTGATATCCAGTTTCAATATCTGCTCTAACAGACTTATCTTCTATTAAAACTTCATTAAGAACTGTAGCTTTACTGTCAGTAAGAATCGAAGGTGTCGCTGCGCTAGTCTGGCTTGTAAAGGTTATTTTTTCTTCTGGAATTATAAAACCTGAAGAGTCTAATAAATTTGTTATTTTAAGAACATAATCTGTGTTTGGCTGTAATACTATATCCCAATATAAAGTTAAAGTTCTACTAATCTGATTATAGTCAGTTATTGTATTTATTACCTTAAATGGAGAAACTAGTTGAACTGGTGTTGCGGTATCTGTATTTACAGTAAAATTGGCATCTACTATCGAAGATATCTTAATAGTTCTTCCAAACTTAATGTTAACTGTATTTACTGTTACAGTTGCATTATCAATCAAATATAGTGCCACTTTACACACTCCATAATACGCATCTATTTTAATAGTAACAAATTAATGCAATTAATAGCATAGGGGACGGTAGATTTATTCCACCGTCCCCTAGCTTTAGGGCTAATTCGTAACTATAGCAACCCTAAGGTTTATCAGCTCAAAGCTACGTCGTTTGTAACCTGAACTTCGTAGTTGCGGCTGAGTCTTACGTTCTTAGCAACAGTGATACCTTCACCATCACCTAACATTACGATATCATACCGCTCCTTCATTTTAAGTGAGCGAATGTCACGACTTGGATCATCAAACTGATCTGTACTCATATCATCCTTCACTAGAAGTGAGCCGACCTCATTGCGATCAATGAGGAAGAGGTCTGACTTAGCAGCTGTTGCGCCACTCTTAGCAGTAAAGCTAACGAATGGTGAAACAAGCACATTGAGACCCATGGGTGCTGTTGCATTTAGAGCGCCTTCGGCTGACTGAGGACGATATCCCCAGCTACTTCCAACACCTGAAGCTGCACCACCGGCGTGGAAAATAGCGTCCTTAAGGAACACTGACCACATCAAGGGGTGTAGGATAAAGTCTGTTGGAATATGGTTTTCAGCCATAAGAACAGCAGCCATGTCAATGATGTCATCCCATGTCACGGTCTTGTTGGCTGTGCCATCAATGTCGCGACCTGTGGTGTCATCGTATGAACCGCTATCGTTATCAAATACGATAGTAGCTGCGTCTTTGAATCGGCTAAGTGCAATTTGCTCTTTCAAACGAGCCATGGCACGCCCAGCTGCACGAACATGTAGGCCAACAATGTCCCAAAGTGAATCGGCAATTACCTCTTCTGTAAAGGCGAGCTTAACGCCCTTCTTTGAAACTTTGCCCTCTACCTGCTTTGCAAATGCGAGTGCTTGCTCTGGATACTCTTGTCCTTCTGGGATCTCTGCTGCTTGGATTGCATTGACTGCTGGGAACTCCAAAGAGCGCCCCTTGCCGAGGCGAACTGTAGAGAGAAGCGGCGTAACCAGCAATTGTGGCTCCGCAGCCTCACGCAGAGTGCGAGAGAGAACCTTGGGGAAAAGGGCAGCTGCATCAGAAGATGCAAATGCTTCCTTAATGGTTACTCTATTATCTGCGTCTATATACCCGTCCTCAGTCAGTGCAGCCTCCCAAGCTGGGAGACCCGAGAGGAGCTCTTGGATTGTCTTACTCATCTTAGGATTATTCCTCCTGTGCTATTGTTTTCTATTTATCAGAGTGTCAAATTAACGCGGAATGCGCCAATGACATTATTTACGTCCAGGTTCGCCCGAATGCCAAGCTTACCGCTAAAAGTACCGGCACGAGTAAGCTCGTAAACAGTCTTTAAAGCGCCTGGATCTGATGGAAGCTGCATGTAGCTAAGGAGGCCGTCATCAAAGTTTGTAGCAAACTTCTCTACTTCGACAACCTTACCAACTTGCAAGTATGCGTAGGCAGCTGAGCTATCATAGAAGTCAGTTGCTGCAGCCAATACTGGGCGTCCCATAACATCGGAGCGAACGACGGAACCAACTGTTACGTCATTGTTCAATCCGCTAACCATGGGATACTCTACATAACCATGCGTAATAAAGCCAGCACCCTGAGATGTGCCCTTATCGAATGGTCTGTAAAGATCATACTGTGCGCAACCAATTGGAATTGAGCGAGCAGGGACTGAAATTGTGTCAGTAGCTCCTGAGCTATAGTTTGGTGTTGCACCGTCTAGCGGATCCCAAGTTGTGGGCATTGAATCGCCCCAGGACTTGCTTGAGCTAGTTCCGTTAGCGGGAACTACTCTTGCGTCGCCATTGGAATCAGCTACGACTGAAAGAATGGTACCCTTAGGAATGACAATCTCAAAGCGATCATCTTCACTATCTGAATACCAAGTTGGAAGACCTGGATGTGGAAGCAAGTAGGCTGCGGGAGCAACTCCCTCAGAAACTACAAACCTTCCAGCACCAGTCTTACTATGTACCTTGCGGAATTTTGCTAAACTCATTGTTTATTCTCCTTAACTTATCAGAGTTTACGTCTACCCATTAGGGCATCAACTAAAACTTGCTCGAAAGAATCGGCAACTGGTGCAGTTTGTTCAACTACATCCTCTTTGCCAACTGTTAATACATTTTCTTCAGCTTCTGTAACTTCAGCTTCTGAGGTAACCTGTGGCATACCTATAAAGTTTGAAATTCTTTTAGCTAATTTCACCGGTGTTTTAGCTAGATCTCTAAGAGTATCTGCCAATGATGAAGCTGTTCTAGCTACGTGGTCAGCAATTAGCTTTTCACGGTCCTCAACTTGCTCATAGCCAAGTGCAATCTTTGTATCAACAACTCTTTCAACAAGAGTCATGTGCAATGCGCCCTTTAGGCGTGCATTTTCTTCTTCAAGAAGTTTTACCTTACCTTGTAGTTCTTCAGTAACATGCTCAATGCCAGCGTTTTCCGCACTGAGATCATTGGACTGATTCACTTCTTCTTGAACTTCATCATCGCTTTCGGATGATGCCTCTTCTGGCTTTTCAGCATTTTCGGAATCTACGTTATGTACTTCCGCCTCTTCTGAATCGTCAGATGAGTTCTCTTCAGCCTTATCTTCACTGACAGTTTCTTCTTCAGAAACGATAACCTCTTGACTATCTCCTTCGGAAGGAGTGTCAACAGTTTCTTGTGAAGTGGCTTCTTCAGAATCTTCTTTATTTGTAGCGGCTGCTATATTTGACAAATCCTCGCTCAAGCCAGCAGCTACAGCTAGGATATCTTCATCCTTAGTAACTTCATCCATGCTATGGGTCTCCTCAGAATCTATTATTTTTGAATCTTCATTACATAGTAATGATTTTGTATTATTATTATCATTTTCACTTTCATGTAGAGCTAAAGCCGTCAAGAAAGCGCCCTTTAAGTGTAGGTAAATAGGTTTGGATTCTTTCTTTTTCATTTCTTTCAGAATTGATTTATTTTCAGTAATTGAAAATATATCTTCATTATCCATACTTAAAACAAACGCAGAACTTTTAGCGACCCAATTATCAGAATTACTTACTTCAGCAGAACCAGAACCAACCTTAGTCGTACGAACTCCAGATTTTTGATCTGCTGGTTGGTTTACGAAAGAATATTCTTTAAAGGAGATGTCTTGCATATCGATATATGCTAATTTGCCTTTGTAAACTTGACCCCGTTTAAACTTTGCAGGCTGTGGTCTTCCGGATGCATCTTCGCGAGCTAGATCATTTCCTGTTATTGAACAGACCGCTTTGCCAGCTCTACCACCAACAGATCCTGTTAGATATCTTTTATCTAAAACTTTTTGTGCAGCGACTGGATCTGTTATTGCGATTTGCAAACGTACATACATCGATCCATCATTTTCCTTATCCATCTTTGCAGCGATAACACGACCCATTGGCTCAGTGTTCATATCATGATTTAATATAATTGGCTTTGGATATGGCTCAACCCAAGACTGCAGCGCCTTCTCTAACTCTTCAGCTGAATAGTTGTTGTAATTAGAAGTTAATCCCTCATGTATTGCTGCCACTTCAATGATCAGACCATGTTTGGAATTAAAGGATTCAGAAAAATTTAAGTCCATTTTACTGAAATCGGGCATTTGGATTGTAAAGTTTTCTACAAAATCAAAAGACATTTTGTTTTCCTTTATAAAGTAATTCTCTTTTAATAGTAAGTTTATTTTTATGACATTGAACAAATTTATATGAATTTATCAAACCTTAAATAGTTTTATACTAATTCATACTCCTTTAATCTATTGTCTCCATTTTTTAAAAAATCTGAATACATAATTGGCGACATTATATGAGGGGCATACAGGTATGAGGCGGAAAATAAATTATAATTTTTCTGCTTACAATTTAATGACCAACCAACATCTTCGCCCTGTTCATGAATATTATATCTCACATTTTTATAAACATTTTTACTCATCATTTTTGCTGCCATAATAATATCAGATTGAAAGTACGTACCGAGTGGGTAATGTTCTTTTCTATAAGCTTTTCCTGGCACATCGTCTCTCCAAGTCATAACGCTTGGAAACTGTTTGCCCATTGGTGTCATAAACATTAATGGACTAACAGCATCGGCGCCTTGTTTTATGTGCGCTATTAATAATTCTAATGTGTTGGGATTTTCTATTAAAATATCAGAATCTAAACTGAAATAATATTCTGGTTCTATTTCTGTAACTCTATCCAAAATATGATTTCTAAGTTTTGACATATTTTCATATTTTGAAATTGTCCACTGTCGTCCATTATTTTGATGTTCAAAATGAGGAGTATCATCTCTAATAACTATCTCAAAATGAGCTATACTTTTATCATATTTTCTCCAAGTATCTAAAATACTTAGTGTTTTATCATCACTTGATGAAGTTTCAAAGATAAAGCCAATCTCTTCAGTCGAAACTGATTGACTCTTAACACATTTAATCCAGTGATTCAATATCCAATCTCTTTTATAGATTGGACAACCAATAATTAATTTCATACCTTTACTTTATCTTCAGTCTTTTCTTTGGTTACTTTTATTTCCTGCTTAGTCTCCAAATCTATATCAACTTGTTCTTTAGAAACTGTCAAAGTGGGTTCAACTTTAACTGGAGAAAGTTCTTCTATTCTACATTCTAACTCTTCTATTTTTTCAACTAAAGTATTGACAATGTCAACTAAAACTTGTAAAGATAGTCTTGTCTGACCATTTGCTACGGTCATATTAAATGCTTCTACTGCATCATCTGTTCTAGCATAAGACTTTAGGGCCTCAGTGGTAATTTCAATATCAAAAGACATTATTTATCGCTTTCCTTCTTTTCATCAATGTAGACTATATTATAGTCCTTTTCTAAAAGATTTTCAATTACAGATAGAGATTCTAGATCTGATCTTCTAATATTTGGAGAATTATTTCTCCCCTGCTGATTTGCTGGACGTGTTGCATTACCAACCCCACGTCTATTACTTTTTAGATTTCTTTGTCCTTGTGGGGCAGGTGCTTGCTTGTCACCATCTTTTACAACATCTTTCATTTGAGATTTAGCTACTATATCTGCTTGATTTTTTGCTATATCCATTTGGACATCAGCCTGTATGCTAGCAAAGAAGTCGTCAATTTCATATTCTGGATCTATACCCAATTCAATTCTAGCCTCAGTAAGTCCAATTATATTATTTACATATTTTTGAATTATATGAGTTTCTTTTTTAACTTGAGTATCGACGTCTATCTCGTTAAATTTAAAATAACATCTATCAGATATTCCATCTTCCATTGGATTAGTTATTGGGTCAAAACCACCCTCAAGTAATAATTCATTGAATATATTAACTCTTACCATCTCAGCAAATAGTTTTTGATATTGCTTTATCTTATCGTATAAAGCTGTATCTAAACGATCTGTAACAGATCTATTACCGCCGTTCATCATCATTCCTAAATGATGTGGAGCTACACCCAAACCAACTGCAACTCTTTCTTTAAAGTGCTCTAAGTACTTTGATGCATCTAGTCCCGCATTACCAGAATTAACAACGTCAATATCATGTCTATGCGGAATTATTAGACCACCTTCTGCTCGCATATTCTCTATCTCGCTAGCAGCTTTATCAATTTCATCTGGTTCAGCTGGTTGTTCGGGTGTGCCAATTTTATATTTGTACAATGGAAACAATTCTCTATGAACAAGATTTTGAATATCTTCTTCCATTTGTCGTAAAGCTATAATATCATCAAGTACTGAGCTTAAAAATGGTGTACCAAAAGCTCGACCAGTTTTTCTATCAATGTGCATGTGCACTACTCTGTCAGCTGTCCAAACTGGATCTCTTTCAGTTGGTGAATAGGTTAGCGGATCTGTTGCTTGCTGATAAGACTTTGGCCTATTAAACTTGTCTCTTAAAATTCTAACTTGTTCAGTTGGAATTAAATAATATCCAACAACAGGCTGACCACCATTCATTGAGTTTAATGTTCGTGGAAAATAGTCAGAAATATCACCCCTAGCCTTAACTATGAAGGCATTTGCGTATTTAAATAGCTGGTCTGATATTTCAGTTAAGAAATCTAAAAATGGCCTTTTCATTGCCATTTCCATAAAATCTATTCTTTCATAGAGATATGCTACAGCCTCTGGATTCTCTCCAGCAATTTTCCAGCCCTCTTTCCAAAAGAGTTCCTTGTATTTAAATAAAGCTTGTTTAACATAGGAGTCGGTATCGGATGCCTGCATAATACGATCAAAGTCATAAGGTGCAGGTTCAAAAGTTGCTCTTGTATTGTAATAATATGTAGTACCCTGAAAACCAAGTGCTAACGCAGCAACTTTCATTACCTTGCTTATGGATTTAATCTCCTCAGAATCAAGAGCCTTAGCTACAACATTGTTAGAGGATTGATTTATTTGCCTGAACGGCAAAAAGTCTAATACGGCCATTTTTTCTCCAAATTAAAAAGTCTAACAAAATAGTACTTAATTTAGCCAGTTTTTATAACTAGTTGTTTTGCTGTAAGTTGCCCTTTTCAAAGGCGTTCTTAATAACTAAGTCTTTTACTGACTCCAGCCAAAATACTGTTTCTGCTTCATTAAAATCACTTCTATATTGAAGATTAGCGTCTGAAATTTTAATTTCAATTACAAATTCTTTAGCTTCTACTGGAACAGTTGCTTTAGTTTCTTCTATTGTTTCTTCTGACATTTTATTTACCTCATTCAAAATTATCTAATTGTTTTTTATCTTCTTGCTTTTTATTTTGTTTTGTAGCTCTAACGACTTCCATCATTTTTTCCATTTCACCTTTTAATTGTTTAATTGTAGCTTCTTTTATAACAACTTCTGTTATAAGTGAAGCTAATCTTTCATTAAAGGTTTGAACTAAAATATTTACATCTAAATCATTCATATTTTTACTCTTTTCTATTTATACATTATAGCATCTGATTTACTTTATCATCAACAAATTGCCATATTTTTTTTTGCTCATTCCAGGAATATAAATAATATTTTTTATTTTTTATCCATTTTTTAGATATTTTATCCCAAACAAATTTAGTTTCTGGTTGAATTGGATGAGGTATTGGTGCTTGCCACTTATTTTCGATAGAATTCCATATCCATGAATCATATGGTTTATTCCTTGGATCGGTGTATATATTATTCTTTACATTTTTCTTTTGGTAAATATTTATCTTTCCATTTACATTCTTCCTACAGCGATATATCCAAGACGTACTTTCGATAGCTTCTTTAACTTCTTTGTAAGATAGTTCTTGTATTTGTGTTGCTTTTTTATAATTTTCACTTAAAAGATTTAATGGAGTATTTTGATTAATATACGCAAAAAAATATATATAGTTTGTCTGTTTATCTGTTTCGGAAAAAAATGGAGATATATCCATAACTTCTAATAACAGTTGTTCCCAATTTTCAAGAACATAATCATATAATGGTTTTGATAATATTTTTATATATCTCATATTTTACTCTAAAACATTGTGACTATAAGAAATTTGAACTTCATATATCGTTGCATAATAACCATAAGCTGTTGCAATTCTTGGAACTGATAAGGCCACATTAAAATAACTTTGCCCTAGGTAAGCGTCGTATAAGGGGGTAATTTGACTTGGTATTGAAAAATCTTTTGTCTCGTCAGCGGTGAATGCTAGTGAACCCAAACTTGTTCCATTTATTGATGCAGTAATTGTTCTAGCCTGACCTCCATTTTTAATTCTTAAATGATTTGATCCACTAATCATTCTTGAATTTGTGTAGGTACTTTTTGGCTGAAATAAAACATTTAAAGTTTCTGATCCAGCGCCTTTTGGGGTATAAGTTTTATAATATCTAGTTAATGTACCATTAACTAGTCTTGCATTTGGAAATGCAGTTCCAGAATCTGAGAACGCAATATTTGTAATATTTCCATTAGAGTTTGTTGTAACAGAAAAAGGTGCTTGTTTTGTTTTATTTGTACTAAATGAACCAATCTGCGCGTATGCATTAAGGAAAATAGTTGGATTAGCTTCGTTTCCTGTTAGAACTGCGGTACTTAAAAAAAATGTTTTTCTATAAAAAATAACACCTGGTTCTGGAGAATATGTATCAACTCCACCTATAGTCCTAGATCCATCTATATTTAAACCGCTAAAACCGCTTAATGTAACTGTAGTACCAGCTCCAAATGGAACATCTGATAGAAAGTACAAAGTTACAGCTCTTCCAAAACTTGTATTTCTAGTCCAAACTCTTACTGAAGTATATCTTACATTCGTAACTCCACTTAGCTGTGCTTCATCTGCTACTCCACCAGTAAAGGCTGTAGTTGGAGTTACCACCAATACACCAAGCCCTCGTGCTGCGTTTACTACTGTTCTTGCTTCTGAGTCATTAGTTATTGATGCCCAAGGATAGGATAACCATTGATCATCAAAGTTGTTATTTGATGCGTTTGATTTTGGCCAATCTGGTGTGAATTCAGAACTAGCTATTATTACACCAGATGAAAGATGATCAGTATTATTAGAGGAAACAAAACCAGTACTTTTTACCACTGTTTTTAAAGTTGTTATATTTGTGGAGTACGCACTCCAACCTGAATTTTTACTAATTGTAGAATATACTGTTCTTGCCCTACATCGATATGTTGTGCCCGATGTAAGATTTGCAAATGTTACCTGCTTAGCTTGATCGCTATCATTTGCTGTTAAATTAGTACTATTTTCACTTGCGACATAATACCAAGTACTAAATATGTCTAATGCCTCTAATTCAAATTCAATATAAGTAGTGCTTGCATTAGTGCTATAGTTTGCATTTGATGTTGCTTCAAAGTTAAGTGCATTTTGGCCTCTACTAGTATTTGTGGGAGTAGTTGGAGTTGTAATTGTATAAGCTGATGTTGTTACAGTTACACTAACAGTTTCACTGCTTTCTATAAATGTTCCATCTTCTGCGTAAAAATTTGTATAACAATAGAAAGTGTAAGATGTATTATCTGTTAGTCCTGAAAAAGTAAATGTTTGATCGATGCTACTACTAGTCGGTGAATTTTCTGCGAGGGGAAAAGCTTGCACTGTTCCTAAATCAGTACCCCTGTAAACAATTACTCTTTTTCTTTCTGGATTTGAAGTTTGAACTCTTACTGTTACTGAGGTAAATGTTTTAGAGGATGAAGTTATAGTTGGATTAGTTGCTCCACTAAATCTTTGATAAAATGTAGTCCAATCATTTGCTCCTGCACCTGTTTTAATTTCGCCTTTATTAACATTAACCCAATCATTTGCTCCTGCACCTGTTTTAATTTGTGGATTAGTTACAGTTGACCAATCATTAGCTCCAGCGCCTGTTTTAATTTGTATAGTCATAATAAATCCTACGATAGATATATGTCACCAATGGCACCACCGTTTGGTCTACCGCCACCATACTGGATATTTCTTATAAACATAGATTGCAATCCTCCACCTGAACTTGAAGTTCCTGAACCATAACCACCTATAAGTGGGGTTATAATCCTTGAAGAAAACCATGCCCAACCACCAGGTGCAATTGCGCTCAAAGAAGATCCAGAACCATTGTATAAAGCTCCACTTAATGCACCACTCCCATTCTGATCTACAATTCCTATATTCCATCCACCTAGTGTGCCCGATGCTGCAGTTATTGTTCCGGTAAAAGATGCTATGCCATCTGATCCTATTGAAACAGTATTGGTACCTGAAGAATTATATGCTTTTATTCCTGTTGAATTTATTTGTAATCTTGCTCCACTCGATCCAGTCTGAACATTTACAACACCTAGATTAATTGTTCCAGTAGTAATGACTCCACCACTAATTGCAGTTACGTTAGAGTTTACTTGTCCGCCAGTAATTAAACTTGTTGCTGCATTGCCGCCAATAGTTAAAGTATTTCCATTCCAACTCAATTGATCTTTTAATGAAAATTGACCAGCGTTGTCAACATAAAATGCTGTGTTCGCATTATTAAAAGTTCCTGTTCCAATATACATTTTTGTAGGACTTATAGTTAGTCCTGCAATTGATCCACCAGTAATTGCATCACCATTATCAAATGTCCCAGGAGTTGTTCCATCTGCAAACTGCAAAGTCCCTCTTATAGATAGAGCTGTACCATTCCATGAAACAAAATTAGTTGCATTTCCAGTTCTGAACTGTCCGTTGGTGTACCAATAGTTGAATCCTCCAGAGCCCAGTGTCATTCCACCTGCACCAGAATTGATGGCGCCATTAATATTTAACAGGTTTCCGCCTGAACCCACACTAATACTATCTGCAGCTAAGTTTGCTTGGACCTGAACATCAGATCCAATTGTTATACTTTCATTATCGTAAGTAATTCCATTTGGCCCACCTAAACTAAAATGACCATCTCCTCTAATCTGCCAACCTTGTGTACCTGAAGTGTCTAGATAAGTGGTTGATTGAATAATAGAGTTTGCTCCATTAAGATTGATAGTATGAGCCCCAATTGTACCAGCAGTTAATTTTGAAACGGTTAAAGATCCAATATACTGATTATCGATTAAAGGTGTATGCGGGTCAGTCTCAGTCAATGGAGTCCATGGACCAACATTTCCTGAAGTATCAATAGCCCTAACTCTACCCCAATATGGCCATAAACCTTCACCATCTTCTTCTAACCTTAAGTTAGTAACACGTACGGTAAAGACATTGGCGTCTGCAAAACCTGTTAGTGGACCATCCTCATCAGACATGTCTTCATTTTCATATAATTGATATTCATATCCATCTATATCTAGATTTTCACTGTAATCAAAGACAAACATTACATTCTCTAATCCAGAATATATTTTAAGACTTGTTAATGCGTCTGGTATAGTTGAATCTGCTGGAACTTCAAATCTAATCGTATCCGTATAGCCAGATAGCACATTGAGATCTGCGTTCTTAGATCTTACACTTAATAGATATTGTCTACCCGGTTTTAAGTTTTCTAATTTATTTTTTAATATAACCATTATCTAACTCCGCCAAAAACGACAAATGAAGTATTTTCTGTTATTTGTTCCGTATCTGTTTCTAAGTATAAATTATATGTAAATGAATATGAATTTATTTTAACTATATTGTTAGATGACAAAATATTCTTATCATCTAATACTTGCAATTCTAAATTATAGTCTCTTAATTCTAAATTATTTTTTTGAAATAAAATTTGATTTGATAGGTTATTGCTTGAGTAGCAATCTATAACTTGCCAGTCTTGAACTAAAGTTGGACCCTCTGAGTTTTGTCCTTGTAGGGAAAAGATTCTTAATTTAAATTTTCCAAAATTAGAACCTTTATCACCATAAATATATATATTTGGACCAGTAAATGTTAATGTTAAAAAAGATGAAGAGTTTTTAGAAACTCCATTTTCCCATTCTGAATTAAAAGAAAAGTTATAGAAAGAATTTGAACTAAGATTTACATCAAAAGATGATAAATCTACTTGCGAATAACTACAATGATATTCACCTAGAGATTCTGTAGTTAATTGGTACGATGTTTTACTTCCATTATTTATAGATTTAATATATCTTAAACCTGGAGTTTTATAGTACATTGCGTACTGTTTTACTACATTTACTCCAGATTCGTGTTGTTCCGCTATTTGAAAATATAATATATTATTATAAATAATACTTTTAACTGGTTTAAAATCATTTTCATTTGTTGTACTTTCATAAACAACTAAGTAAGAAGATTCATCTACTACATTTTCTAAAGAAGAATTTAAATATTTATTTATTTCCAAATCCTGAACACTAATAAAAGCCCATGTCCCAGATAGTATTGTATCTAGGGGTTTAAAATTTTTTATAGCTCTTTTTAGATATGGATATTTATAGTTAATATTTTCAATAGAAGAGTTAGTTATTTCAGAAGATTTTAAATATTTAAACCAAGTCATATTAATCAATTTCCGTATATATTATTTCATATTCATAGTTTCCAACAGCCAAATCATCAATTTCTATTGAAACAATCACGTCACAAACAGGAACTCTCCCATTAATTATATCAGATTGAAATCCATCAATAGTTACAGAAATTGGTTTAATAACAGTCCTAGATGAGCTAGAGTAGGAATTTCTTACTGTATCATAATCAATATCTGTTGACTTTATACGTTGTGATCCATCTGCTCCATTATGTGCATGGGTGCTGATATCTACGCCATCAATCCTTACCCCATCTATAACATCAATATTTCCAATTATTATTCCACCATCTCTTAATAGATATTGTGGATGATCATCATTCAAAAGTCCATGTAATTCAGAATGATTGGATGTAAAGTTGTTATTTCTATTATCATTAATTATGATTGATTTAAATAATTCACTATATCTATCTTTTGTCACATCTTTTAAAACTTTTTTCTTTTTAACTGCAATATTTGCTAGTTGCGCTATATAGTTTGCATACTTTCTTTTTTCGTGGATTAATGTAAAAGCTGCATCTATTCTTCTATTTAAGAGACTGAATCTTTCTATGACATCTGCGTGTACTGATGTAAAGTTTCCTTTAATAGAATTTGTTGCAACAATTAATTCTGACACAAGCACAGATTCTCTTGGTAGAAATTTTTCATATAAATAATCAAACTCTAATGGGTTAGATATCTGATTAAATACTGTCAACGATGCGTGAATAAATCTTTTATAGAAACTTTCTGCTTGATCAAAAGATTCTCTATATGATGTATCAATAAGGTCATTTACTTCTTTATTAATAGCATTTAATCTAATCGCAAAAAAAGCTTGGAATTCAGCGGCTTGTTTTTGAGAGATTTTATCCAATTCGGCTGTTGGAATTTCTCCTGAGCTTGATAAGAAGGTTTTCTGAATCCTGCCCGAATAGTGTAGGGCCGTTTTTGCCCACGCTTCATAGTGTAATGCGATTTGTTTTTGTGCATCGTTTTCGTAATCCTCTCCAAAATCACTTGCCAATGACTCCCTAATGTATGATAATTCATTTAATAATGTGTTTAATATTTTTCTAAATTGATATATATATGAGAATGTTTGCTGAGCTATTGCTTCCTCAAATTCATATATAAACTTTCTACATACAGTAGATTTATATCTTTCTGCAAAAATATATTGATCAAAACATATATAATTTGGAATAGAAGACTTGTATACTAAGTCGTCAACAATTGTTGGAAAATCTTCTAAATTTGTATCATCAATAATAGTTGGAAAATCTTCTAGATTATCTTCGTCAGTTGCTCTTTTGCTTTTTTCTGGATCTGAATCAAATATTGGAAGTATTTTATATATTTGATCTTCTTCAATAACTGGTATCGAAATATTGTTTGGTTTTTCTGGTAGATTTAAATACTTGCATGCCTCTTGCCATACTTTGAAATGAACTTGCTCTAGATCGCTATCAAAGTAGGGGTCTACAAAAATTTTTCTTAAAATATTTCTTTCTATATTTAATTTTAATTCAAAAATAGCTAATTCTGTAGAGCTGACACTTTCTCGAACGTATGAAAGTGGAATCGAATATACTTCTTGTATAGCTCCAGATGATCCAGTTGGTACTCTTCCAAAAGAGCTGCTGTTATTAGATGCCTCATTTGTTGGTTGAGTATAAATTGGGTCAGCGAATTTATAATCGCCATACAATTCTTTTGTGTTTATATTTGACATATCAGTCATAGTAATCCTTAAAACATCCTGCGATTAATACTATTAGTACTAGATTTTTTGGCAGATCTTCTACTACTCATAGCAGCTACTCTACCAGATAGATATGATTTTGAAGATTCTTCATCTTCTTTACTATTTTTTGGTATAAAGAAATCATTAGAAAATGTTTCTACTTTTGTAACAGAGCTTATCTTGGCAAACTCTCCATAATTTTGAGTTATTGCTAATAAAGCTAGCATTAGTGCGTCGTGTGCGTGATCGACAGCTGAACCACCAGCCTCAAATACTGGTCTTCCAGTAGAGGTCATTCTTATAACTACATATGATATTAATTGTAGATACATTTCTTCATCATGTTCAGAAAAAAGTACTTGTTCTCTTTCAAGAAATTGTCTAAGATTGTCAACCATATATGGTTTTATTTCTTTTTTAATCATTAACTTTGTATAAGGATCTCTTACCTCTATGCTTTCACCAAAGCCAATTCCTTTTACTCTTTCTTTAAGTTTTGAAGAAGGATTTTCTACTCCATGCTTACGTAAAAGTTCTACTTGAACTTCTCCATAACCTCTGTCAACATAAATATGCTTAGGATTAAATATTTGATTTAATTCAATAATTCTATCTACTGCTTTAGTCAAAGTGTATTCAGATTTATCTATTTCCTCACGATAACAAAGTCTTACTTTATCTCTAAATCTTTCATCTTCATAATTATCTGAACAAACTTCAAGAACAACTATATTTGTTCCCGCTCCATATTTATCCCAGTCAACACCTATTGTATGAAAAGATCTTGCTGAAGTTAATTCTGGAGAGTATGTCCAAGATGGAGATATAAAAGCTTTATCAATAAATTTTCTTGGATATACGCCTTCAGAATCTTCTCCCCAATCTGCCTCAATTTCATGTCTATAGCCAGAACTTGAATACTGCTCCCTAAATTCTTCTTCTTGCTCTTTACTAAAGAATGGATTACAGTATGATGGAAACCAAAACTCTTTAAATCTTTTACTATTGCACCATTCCCAAAATCTTTCTCTTCTGCCTGTTGGCGTAGACGCTCCAATCAAAACCTTATCCGGTTGATCTTCAGCGGTTTTTTGCAACATTGCATAAAGGGCATCTAGGTCATCTGCGTGCATGTAGTCCATTTCGTCAAGAATAATTAAATGAGCTTCTTGACCACGAGCTACGTCTGACTTGCCACCACTTCGCATTCCTGAAGTGAAGAATCTAATAGTTGATCCATTAGTAAATTGAATCATAAACTGTGGACTGGTAATTTTTCTAGTTATAGAATTCATAACGACTTCATTTTTAGAAGCTATTCTTAGTATCTCTTGATAAATTAATTCTACTTGGGTTTTCATTGGCGCAATAACTAATGATCTACCATCTTTTCTAGTGTAACTATAATGCAGCAGCTGAACTGCTAGACTAAATGTTTTACCTAGACGACGACCAGCTCTTAGAACTTTTCTTAATGATGGATCACGTAAAATTAATATTTGATATACTCTTAAATCAGCTTGTAAAAATTGTTTAGCCCAAACAACTACATCTTTGGCAATATGAAGCTGTCTTTGTTGTTCTGCGCCAATTCCAGCAGCAAGAAGGTCTTGATCTATTTCAAATGGTTCATCAACTAAAAGTGCTAATTCTTTATTAGACATTTTCCTTTCTATAACTGGTGTTCCATCGTTCCAGTTAAGATGAGAAAGTTTATTTTCAAAAACCCATTCAATTCTATTTATTTGTTTAATTAGATCTGGATCTTGGGCGCGAATTATCTCTAAAAGATCTTCTCTCGGAAGGACTTCCAGTGCTTTTCTAAATTCTTGAGTTCTACTATAAATTCCCATAATCACCCATAGTGTGCTGCCATCATTGCAGCTTCTGATCCTAGCATACTTCTTGCATTCAGTCTAGAGTTTTGGATTGCCATGACACCTCTTGCCCTAGAGGTTGCTGCAGCTTCAGTATCTCTGTATCCCATTCCAAATAATGGTTTATTTATGCTACCCTGCAGAGATTTATTAGCGTCTTTTGCTAAATTAATTCCACTCTTTATTACTTCACCAGCCACCTGACCTAAGTCGTAAACTAGAGAAGCCATCATAACAAGGTTTATGCCAGGTAGTGCCATACCTAAAGCCCTCGCGCCCAATACCTTTGCGCCTGCTTTAGTTTTAGCTGCTTGCATAACGCCTTTTTTACCTAATGTTTTAAAAACACCTTTTTCTAGAGCTACTTCCGCTGCTTCAGCTCCAGCTTTTGAACCAACTTTAATACCAGCCTGTTCTAGTCCGGCACCGAATGTGTGAATAGCAGCTTGAGATCCAGCTAAGGCTTCACCAAACAAACCTTTTACTAATGCTCCCTCAGCAACTGCTGCCTGATAGCCTACCCTATTAAGTACTGCTCCACTAGCATCTCTCATAAGCATAGATTTACCTAGAGCTCCGCGGAAATATCCTGCAGCATACCTTGTTCCAGCACCAGCCATTGATGATGCCATCATATTGCCTCTTATGCCAACTTGGTCTGCTGCCCCTCCACCAATCATCATTCTACTAGCGGCAGCTTCGTTATACGCACTTCCCATTGGAGTTACTCTAAATTTATTTTGATCAAAATATGCCTGTGCGCCGAGGCCGCCTCTTTCCAAGTTCGTCATATTTAATGCTTGGTTATATGTCAGACCGGAGGTTCCCCCATATGAAATTCTACTTGCGTGAAACGCTGGATTATTTATCTGAGATAAAGATTCAATAGTCTTATCCATTGTTGCTAATTTTCTCATTGCTCTCTTACTACCTTTAAGAGCCTTTGTTTCCAATACATCTGCCTTTCTTCCAGCAGAAATAAATGACATTAAGCCTGGACCAAATATTGACTGATTTGAAGCTAATATAGATTCTGGAGTAGTGCCCTTAACTAATTGATCAAGACCAAATCTTTTAGTAAAAAATGTTTTTGCTCTTTCTGTCCTACCTACCATGGTAGCTAATGCAAATGGACTATATGCTCCAGCACTTTGATCTGCAAAGGCAGAAGCTGAATGATATCTACCTAATGCTTTAGGGTTAGCTGTTAAATAGTTTACTCGTGTACCACGAAATTGAAAATTGCTTGAACCGGTTAAACTTCCTCCAAAGCCACCAACTGCAGCTGCAGCAGATTTAGCTTCAGCTCTTCTCATTAACCTTGTATTCTGAGTTGATCTTCTAAGTAGACCTCTCTTTTGATTATATCCACCTACGTAGTTTCCTGCTGATGGTGCAACTAGTTGTGAAGAACTATCAAAAACTCTGAATTTACTTTGCAGTCTTGCAGCACGTCTACCAGCCCTTCCTCCAACGTTAGGGTCAAGAAAATCATATCTTCCACCCTTAATCAGAGTATTTGCACCGCGATAATTCATATATCCAGCAGCGCCTATTATGCCTGGACTTTGATCCACCATTCTAGAAGCTAGTGCAACATCTCTGTCTTCTATTCCAGCTACTCCTGTTGTAGCTTGAAATATATCTGATCTCAATTCAGCCATTAGTATCCTCTTCTTGAATTATGCATTCCTAGCACTATGTCGCCAGTTGCATTTAATGCTGATGCCTGTGTATTACCTAGGGGAGAATATGGTGACTGACTAAAAAACTCTCTGTTTTGTCTCATGTAACCTAATGGTGCTGCTGCAGCAGAAGATCCACCAGCTATGCCTCCAGCTAACATGCCTAATGTTGCACCTAAAGCTCCACCTTTAAATCCCTTTTTAGCACCACCTATTGCTCCACCCAAAAGCGCTCCAGTTAGAGAACCGCCAATACCAGATGCCATTGGACTTGGAGCTACTGGATTAATCATATAATTTTGTAAAGGATCAGTACTTTGAATTGCACTACCAAGAATTCCTCCAGTAGCTTGTCCAACTAAAGTCCTTGCAGATAAATCCATTCCTGTAAAATATCTATCTGCATTTTCGTCGCCAAATGCGCCTTCCATTGCAAAATCCACGGCTTCAGGCCCTGCTGCATTTGCCATGCCTAGTACTCCAGCGCCTATCATTACTGCAGCTGCTCCTGTAGTGCTGTTTCCAAAATTAGCTGCTCTCCTACCCATAAACTGTCCGGTAGATTTAATTGCTTTTTTTCCATACTTTAACAGTGGCATTACATGGCTCCTCTAAATAGGTGATTGTCTTTTCTTGATCCCATTCTTGTGTGTCCTATTTTTGCTCTATCTAAATTTCCAACAACTCCAGCTGTTGATAATGGATCTCTTCGAAGTGAGTTTAAACTCATTTTTGGTGGCGCCATTTTTGATTCCATATTTGAATCATATTGACGAGCAGCCTCTGTTGGTTGAGATTGAAGAGTTTCGTCGTATAATTGTCTTTCTCTATGCTTCTTAGATATATAGTAACCAATTCCAGTTAATGCTAATCCAGCTAAAGCTATACCAACTTTTGGTTTGTGAAAATTATAAAAGTCAAGCATTTTATTTGCTTCTTTTCCGGCTTTTGCTCGGTTTAATCTTCCAATTAAAAGTCTTTTATTGCCCGGAGACTCATTTATTTTTTCCGTTAAAATATTAGCTACTTGTATGGCGTTAGATGTTTGTTTGCCATTTGGATCTGTCACTACTCGAGTAGCCTGTGCTGCTGCCGTCTTTGCAGAATCAACTGCACTAGTAGTTTTCTTACTTACTTGAGGTCCTACTGCAAAAAAGTCTTCTTGAAGTCCAGATTTTAGTACTGTGCCTTTTCTTTCTTGTAAGAATACGTCGGTTCCGGTTTCCATTCCAGTTCTTTGTAATCCTGCCTCTAGAGCTTGTGCTGCTTCTCCCCTGGCGCCGCCAATAATTAACCCCCCACCTTCATCAAGAAGTGATCTTTCTATTGCCTCAAGAGCTTCTTGTTTTTTTATTCCACCTTCACTAGCTATTCTTGATAGACCAGTTACCTGAGTTCTTACTGACTGATCAAGATCTTGCAAATCTTTATCCATTATGGACGCAACTTCGTCTCCATCTGACATAATATTAAATATTTCTTCTGCCAATCTTTTAGAACCATCTTTACCTAATTGACTATTAGCATCCCATACTACGTTCGCGACTAGGCCATTTTTTTGTGTATCGGCAAAAGATAAACTGACTTCCATTCCATCTGTAGTTATACCCATAGCAGAACTTACCCTTTCTAGAGCTTGTTCTGCTATTAATTTTGGTAGTTGCATCTTTGATATATTAGTTTCTTCTACACCAAAGTCTAATATTCTTGCAGTTTGAGAAGCTTCATAAACCTGAATACCAAGAGCAGAAGTTAATTTTGGCGTAGCCGTAAAAGCGATGTCTGACAATTCGTATCCCGCTCTAGCTCCAGCAATGTTCGCAGCTTTTGCTATACCAGTAGTTGCTTCTGCAGCAACGCTTGAAAATACTCTATCAGTCATTGACATATATGCGAATGGATCGCCTATTGCAGCAAAGTTTTTAGCTATTCCTTTAGCTACGTCTAATCCATAATTAGCCATTCCGGCTTCAAATGGAGAGCCTAAGACATCTTGACCAGCTGCATAGCGCATTTGATCTACAGGATCTAGACCAGAACCTAACTCTTTAAATACACTAGAAAATGCATCTATTATCTGCATGTCCGTTGCCTTAGTTGCCTTACCAATTTTTAATGCACCGATGTGTTCAAGTTCATTTACCGCTGAAGCTTGAGAATAATTCCATCCTGTACCAATTATGGATGACGCTTCTAAATTAATTTTCTGTACTACGCCACCAATATTTATTGGTGTTACTGCGCCTTGATCTCCAGATCTAGCCATTCTTAATACATCTTCAATCATAGAAGAAGCTTCTGAATCTCCAACTTTTGTAAATGTGAATTGATTAGCTGCTTGTTGTCCAGTTTGATTGATATTATTTAAGAGATAATATCCCTCACCTTGGAATTTTTGAGAAGGCATCATTGTAGTTTCAAGATCTGTAGGTTGTGATATGTATGAAAGTATGCCTGGACCAACTTTGCCAGAATATTTATTTGCTAGCTGATCGCTAATGCTAAGTGTAACTTTTTTTGGATCAACATTTTTAAAGACAGTATCAGACATATGCTGTACATCAGCGATTGTTGTTGTTGGGGTAATTGCTTGAGACTGAAATATTTTAGCTCTAGCAAATCTACCAAAATCATTAATAGGCTCTTGGGCTAATTGAGATATTTTTAATTTATCTTCATGTATATATTTAGCTATATATGACTGCAGTAATGTGTCAACTTTTGCTACGTGAGAACCTTTTTGAATATCCTTGAATAATTCAGCTGCTTTTCCTTCATTTTCTATTAATTCAAATAAATTTGTATTTAATGCGATATTTTCTACGCTAGCGTATGCAGCTGATCCACCCTTATGTACTGTGGATAAAATCTCTTGCGAGTATAAAGATGTAACATATTGATTTGATTTCTGTATTACATTTGTAGCTGTAGAACTTTGTATTATCTGTTCTACTTGATTCTGCAGATAGCTTCTTGCTTCACCTAATGTATCGACTAAATAGTTTCCTTTATCTATTTTTCTATACAATTGATTAAGTGCAGATTGAACACCTTTGTGTGATCCAAAGGCACTTTGTGCCTCTATTGTCTCTGTCATTTTTGTTATGTCGAATGATGCGTTATGTGCGACTAGCCTGTCTGCAGACAATAGCTCTTGTATGAATTTTTCTGCTTCATCTAAAAATTTTTTTCCACCATCAGCCATATCAATAGATGTTTTTCCATCATTTTCTATTTGTGCTAAAAATTTATTCATACTTACTAGACCGTTATTAGTGTCAGATACAGTCATACCTGATAACTGTTTTGATGCCATAAATAAGTTTCTAGTTTGACTAGAGTCTGGCGCAACTAATTTACCACTTGCGTCTACTGTCATCATAGAGGCTGACATTGATCTAACTTGAGATCCTTCAAAAACTCCAGTTGTTTCAACGTCAAAAGTAATTATTTTTTGACCAGCTGAAAGGGATCCAAAAATATTTCCTGATGGTTTTTGTGCAGATTCTTCAAACATTCTTTTTAGGGTTTTATGAGTTAGAATATTTGATCTAGAAATATTAATTGATTTCATTCCAACTCTACTTGGATTAAAGTTTATTATCATTGAATTTAGAATTTCTCTAGCTGGATGATATGGACCAGTTTGTTCTACCATGAATTTAAAGGCGCTTCTATACAAGTTACCTGATGGTAATTCTACAGCTGGAGCTCCAACTTTTTTCAAGAGTTGAGGTATTCTCAATACGTCATTTACATAGCTTTCATATAGTTCATCCGCAGTTTTTTTATTAAACATATTTAAATTCATAGAGCTTCTTCTTGCAAGAAGCCTTGCATTTACATTTTGATTTCCTCTAACTCTTAATTGGGTAGCCATTGCTTGTTCTGCTTTTTTTTGCCAATCTGACATTCTATTTAGAAAATCTTCAGGTGCTCCAAAAATATCAACTAAATCTTTATGAGCTATTGACCCTTGTTGGAAAAACAAATTGATTTTAGGACCAGGTTTTTCAAAAGCTTTAAGTCCACCTTTTGCAGTAATTAGACCCTGCGTCTGCAGTGCATTTATTAGCCTTTGCCTATTACTAGCCATTATCCACTATCTCTTCCTCTGTGTCGATAATTTCTATATAATCATCTTTATCGTAGGTTCCAAGCTTCTTTTTAATAAGCTTTTCTCTTTCAATTTCTATAGACTGAACTTTATGAATAATATCTGATATTGCTTGCGCGGTATCAAGTTGAGTTTGTCCAACTTTTGCTTTTGCTTCTCGAGTTGCTAGTAGTTGATTTCTTAAATCTTTTCTTCTTTTATGAAGCTTATCCTCTAATTCAACAGCTAAGTGCAGTTCTTTTTTAAGAATAGGATTTCCATCTTTGTCAATTCCAATAATATTTTCTTGAACAAAATGTTCCTTAGCCAGCAGTTTAGTTTTACGTATGTATTGAACTTCTTGATCAACAAGATCTCTAACCATAGAAACTTCAACTAGATTATCTGGGTGAACATCCAACTGCTCCATATATTCTGTTGTAAATTGTGCAACAATTGACATTTCAATTGGACATGGATTTCCTCTTGGCGCTAAATTTTCCTGATACAAAGGACATGTCGAAGCAAATATACATTTAGAGCCTTCGCAATTCATGGGAATTGATGAAAACATAGACGTTCTAGTTTTTTGTGGCCTTATTAAATTAACTGCTTGTTCCCTTTGTTCTGTGGACCAGCTTTCTGGAAAAAATAAATCTGGTCTTAGTGACTCAAATTCTTTTAAAAATTTTGTTTTTTCAATATTAGTCATTTAAATCTATCCATTCGGTACTGTAGGAGCTGTCGGAATAAAACTTTTGTATTGTAACACTTTTGCAATAGGAGCAGTAGTTGTCTCTGCATAAACAATCCAGTTTAAAGTCAAAATATTCACTGACTATTTCTGTTTGCTTATCACATCTAGGACAGTTCATCCAAAACTTTCATTAAACCTTTTTGAAGTTTGTCTGCCAATTCCGTGTTGCGTTGTGCGCCGTAAAAAATTCCAACTTCTTTAACCTCATCTGCTGTTAGATATGAGCAGACTCTATAACGAGCACCTTTGCATATGTCGCAGTACTGTTCTTGTTGCTCTGAGTGACACACGCATTTTTCTATGATGTCAAAAAATTCTAAGCTCTGTGCAATATCGAACCATTTTGATTTAAATAGCTTTTTTGTCTGCTCTTTATAGGCTCGCAATTTCTGTGGATCACTTGATAATAAAGTTCCCATATCCAAAGAGTGTTTCATCAATTCATTTACACTTTTGTATAAAAAATTAGCTAATTGAAAATCTCCATTTGAATCTATATATTTTTTCCAATCTTCCATTACATATCACATCTTTCATAAGTTTATGAGAATCTTCCTATACCTCTACCTGTTTGCGTTGGACCTCTATATGAAGTTCTAGATTCATTAGCGTTTGGTCTCATAGCAAATGGCGCTGCAACAAGTGGCGCTGCAACTGCAGCACGTCTACCAACTTGTCTAGCTCTTGTTTGATAGGCGGATTGAAAAGCTTTTGCTGCATCTTTTTTAGATGCCCCTTTTCCCGCTATTCCATACGCACTTCTATTTGAAAGGACATGTGATTTTATTTTAGATGGACTAGAAACCATTTGCCCTAGTGAGGCCATCATGCCTTTTGCTCCATATTTGCCAAACATTAAATCAACCTACCTTATTAGTACTTGTAAATTCCAGTTGGTCTGCCACCGGGCATCTTGTCTACACCTCTGCCAGACCTACCTCTACCCATGTAGCCAATGCCACCTAATGCCGCTGATCCGGCGACTATTGATCTACCTTTATGGGCCATCGCATAGCTTCCAACCCTTTTGCCTCCGGCAACCATTTTTGAGGTTAACTTTGCGTCTCTTGCTGCTTTCATTGGATTTATCATTTTTATTGTTCCTTTGATTTACTTCTTCTAATTGGTTTCTGAAAATCAAAAACAAAATTATCATTTAAATAATCTATATGAAATATAGTACCTTTTGGAAGGTTACTATACACAATTGTTTTAGCAATTGGTGTTTCGATTACATCTCTTCTAATCTGTGATATCCCTCTTGCGCCTTTGACAGTATCAATTCCCAGGTCAATTAAACCACTTATAACCCTATCGGTATAGGAAACGGATATTCCTTTTCTAGAAAGCTTATCTGCGATAACCGACATTTCTATTTCGGCAATCTTTTCACAGTCTTCTCTACTTAAATGATTAAATACAACTATTTTATCCACTCTATTTAAAAACTCAGGTCTAAAGTATTTATTAATTGCCTCATTAGTATTTTTCTCAACTATTGATCTGGTTGGAATTTCTTTAGTTCTTCTTTCAAAAATAACATTCCTATTAAAGCCAGGACCGGTTGAAATTAAATTATCTACTGTTTTATCATTACCAAGATTAGTTGTCATAATAATAATTGTATTTTTAAAATCTACTAATTCACCCTTGGAATCTGTAACAATTCCTTCATCAAAAATTCTTAAGAATGTATTCCAAATATCATTATGTGCCTTTTCTACTTCATCTATTAGAACAACTGAATATGGATTCTTTTTAATTTGATTAGTTAACTGGCCACCTTCATCATGACCAACATAACCTGGGGGTGATCCAATTAATTTTTGATTCTCATGCTTATGTTGAAATTCACCACAATCAATTCTAACCATGGGGGCATCACTGTCGAATAAATACTTATGCAATGTGTTTGCTAAGTGTGTTTTCCCTACTCCAGAAGATCCGGCAAATAAAAATGTACCTAAAGGTTTATTGAGATCATTTAGGTCAGCTTGAGATCTAGATAGCGCTGCGACAATTTCTTCTATTGCTTGATCTTGACCAATGACATTAGATTTTAAATAATCTTCTAATCCTAAAAACTTTTGTCGTGACATTTTTCTAGGCCTAACAATCTTAGTTTGCTTAGTTTTATTTGATTTGCTAGTTTCTCTTAAAAACTTTTTTACTTGATCTAGGTATTCGCTTTCGGGATATTGATCACTTGGAGTCACTGGAGCTGTTGAGTATGCAATGTTAATCCAGTAATCTAAATCTAGACCTGGGTTAAGCATGATGCATCCTGCGTAGATGGCCTCTAAAGCTCGCTCTGCTGCGATGCGAGACAATATCGCTAGTGATGAAGCCACATCGGTGTTTAAATTGAATACAACCAATTGTAGAACTTCTTTGCGCAAATCTTTATTTTTCTTATTTTTAATACTATCTAAAAATGCAGAGGTATCTTCAGTAGACAATATTTTAAATTTTACGTTTGCGTTTAATTCTGGTACAAAAATTTGATATATCTGCATAACGACCTTTCGGGCCTATATAAGTATATATTTATATATTAGTATTATATCTTAATATATAAGTATATAGTAAAGGGGGGAAGGGGGGAAGGGGGGATCATGGCTAGCTTATCACACGTGTCAAGTTGCACGCAAGCACATTACTCACAATCTTTGGTATAATCTTCTAATGAAGGATGATCTTCTACACATGGTCCAGCAACAGCCCAATACTTTAAAAGATCTATCGGCGCATGCATTCGCTTGCGTAATAAGTAAATTGCTAAATTAAGTTGTTCATTTGTTATTTGAGGTTTGCTCATAGCTACTCCTAAATGATATAATATTTGTTAACAATTATAGCATTTATGCTGGTCCTTCACCGGGACGTAACAATCGCAAAGGATTATAACTAAAATGGAAAACGAAATGGCACAAGATTCTGAACAAGAAGTCATCTTGCCAAAGATGAAACAGGAATCTAAGGCACTCGAAGTGGCAATAGCTCAACTCCAAAGAAAATACGGTGCTGGATCAGTCGTTAAGCTTGGGTCAACAAGCGTTAAGCCCTGGGACTCAATTTCAACTGGAGCTGCAAATCTCGATGTTGCCCTTGGAATTGGAGGACTACCAAGAGGTAGAGTGGTGGAGATATTCGGACCAGAGTCATCTGGTAAATCTACTATCGCTCTAACAACAGTCGCCAAGGCTCAGCAAATGGGCCTCACGTGCGCGTACATCGACGCTGAGCATGCTTTGGACCCAGTGTACATGCAGGCCATTGGAATTGACCTAGACAACCTTTTATTGGCTCAGCCAGATCACGGAGAACAAGGTCTTGACATCGCAGACTCTTTAATTAGAACTGGTGACATTGGAATCATTGTTATCGACTCTGTTGCCGCACTTGTTCCAAAAGCTGAGTTAGATGGAGAAATGGATCAGGCACATATGGGACTTCAGGCACGCATGATGGCTAAGGCCCTAAGAAAGCTTACTGGACTTGCTGCTCAGCACGGCACCTTAATCATTTTTATCAATCAACTGCGCAATAAGATTGGAGTTATGTTTGGTAATCCAGAAACTACTCCAGGAGGAATGTCACTTAAGTTCTACGCCTCTGTACGTATTGATGTTCGTAAGCGTGAAGATATTAAAGATAAATCTGGTGATTCTGTGGGAGTTACAGTCAAAGCCAAGATTATCAAAAATAAGATGGCGCCACCAATGAAAATAGTAGAGTTTGATATCTTATATGCTCGCGGGATAGATGAGTATGGTTGCCTATTTAATCTTGGAATGGACAGAGGAATCTTTACCCAAAAGGGCGCATGGGTTTACTATAACGGAGAGAACTTTGCTCAAGGGCGAGACAACGCTATTGAGAAGCTAAAGTCTTTACCGGAAATTATTCAACAAATCAAGTGATCAATTATGGCTTTCGAACCAACAACATGTTCTGATTGTAGTTATCCCCCAAACTTTACTGTTCTAGAAATGAAAAATAAAAAAAATGGTACTTATTTTTCTGTAAAATGCCGAGATTGTGGTGACTCATGGAACGAAACCGCCGACTCAAATTTTTCGGAAATTTTTTTTGAAATACCACAGGAGAATCAAGATGAAGAATAACTTATACCAAATGTCTGTTTATGTTTCCTTATTAGAAATAGCCCAACAGCTTAGTGTAATTAAGTAAAAAAAAAGTACTATCAACTCATGGACTTCTTGAAGAAAATATTAAAGATCATCAGTGAGTCAGTATCTAAAGATGGTGTGTCTCATTACATTCATGAATCAAATGATGTAATAGAAGAACGCGTTATTACAGTCCACGCTAATGATGAAGGAATGATGATATTTTCTATATTTACTCCTGAACAATGGAGTATGGTCAGCGACATTGCTGAGCTATCTGAAAGAGACATAGAAGATGTCCTACGTGAAATAGCAGAAGAAGACGACATTGCGTCAATTGTCATAGATCCTAAAGAATTCTAGTTTCGCCGGATATAAAAACAAAAGAGGAGCGAATCCTACCTTGTGTAGGGAAACGCTCCTCTTTTGCTATTTCTAAAGATTAACGATAATCAGTAATCGTAGCCTGCTTCATAACCCATTTCTTCCCAAATCTCAACCTGGTGAGAAGAAGAATATCCTACGTCTAAATCTTCATGGTTAGACTGTACAGGTCCTCCGAAAGGATTCATCCACTGAAAGCAGTGTGGACATCTTACGTTGGAACCTAGTAGTTCTTCTGCTACGACAAACTCGTGTCCGCATGTGGGACATTCCATATGTGAGCTCATTTGTTTTCCTTTGCAAGTGTAAGCATTGTGTGCTTGGTGTGTGTATCTATAGCTGGATTAGCCATGTACGTATGATAGGCATGTCTTGCATCTAGTTGCAACTTCTTATAGGAACATTTGTGATTTTTTCCTGCGGCGTTTGTCACACTATATCGTAGCCTATATAAACATGTAAAGATTTATTAGAGGTAAAAATAGGGGAAAAATTTATAGATGTGTTTATATATCTTTATATAAGTTTAATAAGGGATAAATAGAAGAAAAATTTATAGGGAGGGGATTATGAGTACATGTCGTGTACTTGGCCTTTAACGTGCCCACCGGGGTATGGGGTCTTAACAGAAAGGAAATGTAATGATTACATGTATGAGTGATGTTATAGGAAAGTACGCAATGGACAGTGAGGGTAACGCGTTGCCCATGCGTAGATCATATACTGGGAAGTTTAGCGCCCATACGGGCACTGAAGTGTGGTTACGTGCAACCTTCTATGGTGCAGGTGAAACAGATGCAGTTCAGTTCGGGCACATCTGCTCAAATACAGAGTGGTTTAACCGCGAATTTCGTGGTCGTATGATCACGATTGAACAAGAAATGAAATATAGTTATACAATGGGCGTATGGTACTGGACTAATACGGTCCACCACGCACGCTAGTTAAAAGAAGGTTTGTTCCCGGGGATTTCGGTCCTCGGGAACTTCCTTTTTTTGAGGATAGGCCATTGTCCTTGCTGGTAGCCAGAATGCAGGCATAAAACCAGTCCGGGTGACGCCGGTACATCAGTCAACGTAATAATCACGTTCAGTACGTTAAGCTGAACAAAGGCATGTTTCTTGGAGGAATCATGTTCTCATTCATTAATAAGAAGGTTGTATTGGTTATTGCGGCGATTGTCGCAATGTTGTTGGTATTGGAGCCTACCAGCAACTTGACAGTAGAAGTACTGTCCACCCCAAGTAATCTGGCCTGGACGCTCTTGGGCTTCCTGGTTGGCATCATCAATTGGGGAATGCTGGTGATGGTGGCCATTGGCTTCACCGTCGCCTACTTGGCCAGGACCCGGACCATTGACTGGTCACAGGTAAAAGCTTACTTCCGCTCAGAAGAAGCTTAATACAATGAGGTGATGGTCCACCTCTTTAATAAAGAAGAAGGTTTGTTCCCGGGGATTTCGGTCCTCGGGAACTTCCTTTTTTTGAGGATAGGCCACTGTCCTTAAATCTGGTATCTGTTTAGTGTAAAACCAGACGATGTTTGTCACATTGTTAGCGTTGCAGACTATAGAACACCTGCAATTTAAAAGACTAGGAGACTACGCGAGCCTTAACAGCGTATTATGATTCCTAGGAGGAATTATGAACGAAATGCAAATCAGAATCCTGATGCTCAGGATCTTGGGAAATATCATCATGAGCAATGGCATCACCATGCTCGCATCAGAGGTGATCGTTGTTGACGGTCTCGTCTCAACCACGGTGCGCATGGGTGGTCGTGATTGCCACCACCAGCCCAACTCCACCAATCAGTGGTGGAATGCAATGTCAAATGTCTCGTACTGGGATTGGACAATTGTTAATGAAGCTGACCGAGTGGAAAATCACGGCAACAAATTCCACGTGGGATGTCAGCTGGACTACGACATTGAGCAGATTGATTCTGCCCTTTATGTAGTTGAATGGCAAGTGAATCGTTTGCCGAAGATCACGATTAGCAACAAGATCTCTGAAAATGAGATCAACTTGTTAGGTGACAGGTTGGAGGATCAATTTGGGCGAGTTGTACGCGCTCAAACTGTAAGTTAATAAATAAGCCAGGGCCTAGCTAAAAGAATTGGAGTTCTCTCTTACGCATCCAGCGTAGGAGGGAACTCCTTTTTTTGGGATAGACCATTGGGGTCAATCTCACCTAGCTGATGGAGGTCAGCAAATTATGAAAGTATCAGAAATAATCAACTCGTTGGTGTATCGTCAAACAGGCAGGGATGAATACATCCTTTTGCCTGAGGGTACTCATGTCATTGATACGAATGGCTTCTCAGAAGTCAAAATCGAGAAGCTCATCAAGGCCTTCATGGCTTTCGATGAGGCGTATGAGGGGAACTCAGTCTGGTCATTGCACCAGGAAGTAACAGTCAGCAAGAAGGGTACTTCAATTGTGGTGGATGTCTACCACGAAGAGAGCACTCTTCACTAAGTAAGTAGATAAGTAAGTAAGTAAGTAGAAGGGTTGTTCCCGGGGATTTCGGTCCTCGGGAACTCCCTTTTTTGGGGATAGACCATTGGGGTCAGTCCACAACTCACCAACGAAAGGAGGTGAAATAATGGCTCCCACCTGGGACTCGGTTGGTGTTTGTTCGCTTTGCGGACAGGACATAACTGTAGAAGAGGTGGTGGATTACCAGTACAAGCTCCCTACAGGGGAACTTGGAACAACGGTTCACCGCACCAGGGATGAATCCATGCCGCTCGTTCACGGGCAGTGCGTCGATTCTCTCTGAGACCCTCGTCCCACAAGCCGCTACTTGAAAGAGAGTAGCCGGGGTGAACACTCCTAACCTGGGAACAGAATGGAGGCAACTCGTCCCTACCCTGGGGATCTTCGGATCCCTGGGGTAGAGACCCTACCCTTTTTTTTGAGGATAGGGGAAAGGCCCCTAGCTCATTCTCTTGAAAGGGGAATATAATGGGTCAACCATATGAATGCATGGATGGGGTGTGTCAGGACGTAGTGTCCTGGTCACCTATGGGAATTGCAGCTGCAGTAGCCATTACGGTTATAGCTGTTTGCATCATTGCTTACGTTGTTGGAGAAATCCGACGCAAATAAGCAAGTAAGTAAGTAGTTGAGTTGTTCCCCGGGGATTGGCAGAGATGCTGGTCCTCGGGGAAACTTCTTTTTTGACCATAGACCCCCGAACAACCGAAGGGGTCAGAAAGGTTGTCGTGAAGAACGAATGCGTTTCCTGTGGGAAACAGTATAGCAATGCAAAGTACACACTGCCCGTCCTCCCTAATGGAGAAATGGGTTACTGCGCTAGTTGCAGAAAGGAGGTAATGCAATTGGAAGACATGTATGGTGAGCCTGCAGCTTACCACGACAACATGTGTCAAAATGCTGACTACAACGGCAGCATTAATATGTTGGAAAAGCGTTATAACCAATGGCGTCATGTAGAAAGAAAGTTGCGTCTTATCTGTGAAGTAATTACACAGATAAACCGACGCAAGTAAATTAGTTAAGTTAGTTAAGTTAGTTGAAGTTGTTTCCCCTGGGGCATTTGCCTTGGGGGAAACTTCTTTTTTTGGGATAGATCAACCGGATCAGTCCATAACAGAAAGGGGCTATCATGGCCTTGTTATTTCAAGAAGGAAAGGTGATTGGCTCCCAGCCTTCACCGAACATTGGGGATGTCTTGGACTTCCACAACTGCTTCGGAAAAGTCCTGGGATATGATGATCCTGTATCAACAAGCGAAATCTCGCAAGAGATTAGACTGTGGGTCCAGGACCTGAATAACTTTTCCCTGTTTGAGGCTGTGTTGGTAAACACTTACCTCGGTATGGGGGAGTGGAGAATGCGCGTTCGTCGCTGACTCCATAAGTAAGTAAGTAAGTAAGTAAGTAAAGGTTGTCCCTGGGGAGAAATCCCTGGGGACTTCCTTTTTGCCAATAGACCATCGGGGTCGAAGGCAAGGAGGAAACAGAAAATGGCAAAACGCAAGAGAAAGGAGCGGAAGGAGAATTGGAGTAAAATCCAACCTCTTCAACCGAAGTATAAAGAGGATGGATACGATTTTCATCCTCCCTTTACGGAAGTTGACTTCTTCGTTGGTGAAGTAGACCAGATCTGCAAAGATCATGGCTACTACATCAATGTAGTCACCTTTCTTGTCCCGACCCAGTTCTTTCTGCAGAGCAGGGAGAACCCGAACGAGAACTACTACGTTCGCACTCGTGGATACCGCTGGTCGGTAACACAAGTCAACGAAGAGAGTTTTAGTTCAGGCGAACTGCTGATCTTTAAAGAGGTTGAAACCGTTTCTGACGGCATGAAGATCGGTAAGGGTGTCAGGGGCACTCAACCCACAGCTCTCATCGCAGAGGGCCTATGGGAGCAGGGGCTTCGTACATTAACAGATATTTTGTTAGTCATAGAAGCCAATCGTCTCAAATAGACGATCAGTCACGTTAATCCACTATCCCAGGGGGGGGCTTCGGTCTCCCTCTGGGAAGGAGGTCTCTTTTTTGCCAATAGACCATCGGGGTCGAAGGCAAAGGAGAAAACAAAATGAAATGGCAAGATCAAGGCGCCTGTAAGGGTGTCACAGAACACGCAATATTCTTCCCAAACACAAACGAGAAAGGATGGCAGGCCAAACAAGCCAAGGCAATAACAATTTGCCGAGGCTGCCAAGTCAAGGAGGAGTGCCTCAACCATGCCCTCCAAAATGATGAACACTTCGGTGTTTGGGGCGGGACCACCGAAAGGGGACGCCGAAGGATCAGGAGTCTCAGGCTCCAGGTCCAAAGCTGACAAAAAGGGTATGCCCTCTTCTACGCAACCAGCGTAGGAGGGGGTTCCCCTTTTTGCCAATAGACCATCGGGGTCGAAGGCAAAGGAGAAAACAGAAAATGAAACAAAAGTTCAGAATTGATGAATGGTGCAAACTCATCATGAACCACGAGCCATATCAGCTCACTTTCGAATACGACCGCGATATAGACGCGTACTACGCGTTAATCAAAGATTTTTGGGGTCGGAATGTGTCTGACATTGCATTCATGGACGAAATTGACGGAGAGATGTGGCCTGTCTACCAAACCTCCGACATTCTTTCGAATTCCGCGTTAGACCTCGACTGGGACTGAGACGATACGGAAACATTTGAGTAGTACTCTCTGAAAAATGATGACGACGACAATCCATGGGAGTAGTCACCCCATGAAGAAGGATGTCCCCTTGAACCTCTCGTATGGGTTCAGGGGACTCCCCTTTTGCCGATAGGCCATCGGGGCCGAAGGCAAAGGAGAAAACAGAAAATGAAACATAAAAATCCATATAAAAGAGTCAAGCAGTTGCTTGAATCTTTTGAAATTGCAAATGGACCAATTGAAATCCGTGAAATTACAAATGGACCAATTGAAATCGGTCAAGTAAGGTCAATCAGTGTTCAGTTGGATGATGGAAGTCTGCAACGATATGTTGCTGTGGCTTCAATGCCAGAACAAGCTTTTGTTCAAATCATTCTCATTGGAGATGATGAGCAGGGGGCTGGCTACAACGACATCATTCTTGAACAAAATGAACGACCAATGCCGCTTTCGTCTGTCTTACAAACAGACTGGACATTTGGGGTTTTAATTGAAGATTTGGGGCCGGTTTATTCCACCTTAAGTCAGGAAACACTTAATCTTGTTTCCAAAATGAATAATTGGTCGGGACGGGATTTGTCTCGCGTTGGGTTTCATCCCAATGACCAAGACCCAAACCGGATTGAAATAATTGAAGAGAACTTCCAAGTTTCCCATTGGGCGCTGGGTCGTGTTTTAAGTCATTTAGAAAATCTGGAAAACTAATTTAATTTTTAACGTAAGTAAGTAAAAGGTTTGTTCCCGGGGATTTCGGTCCTCGGGAACTTCCTTTTTTTGAGGATAGGGGAAAGGCCCCTAGCTCATTCTCTTGAAAGGAGGTGAAAACATGGATGAATACATTGAATACTTGAAGGAGGTAGCGGACCAAGCAATCCGCCACATCTCCGACTGCACGTGTGATCCTTGGCACGTGTGCCGACCCAGAGAGCGTCTCATTGACGAACTCAATGGGATCACACATGGATATTCCCGCAACACAAGTGCGTTCCGGGAAGACTACAAGTTTTGGTGGAATTGCTGAGATATTCAGCCACTAAGTAGTCACATAAAGGTCGTCCCTAGGGAGAAATCCCTGGGGACTTCCTTTTTGCCGATAGGCCATCGGGGCCGAAGGCAAAGGAGAAATACAACAATGGAAAACAATAACGAAACTCGAGCCGTGTTCATCAACGCGGGAGAGAACCGTGTTATGCTCAACCCGCTCAAGGGGCAATGGGAACACAAGGGCAAGAAAGTAAACTTGTGGTTCGATGTCCCTAACGGCGCGCGCGAGTTCGTCGTTGACGCCCTACAGAAGACCATGATGGTCAACGACAAGGGTCAGCAGGTCATGGTGAACTCAAACGTGATCATCTGGGAAATGCCCACGAACCTCATGGTGTTGAATAAGAACGCCAAGAATGAGTGGTATTTCACTGTCACGATCAACGACGATGGCTTGGAAGAATGGTTAGATATGGTCACCGAAAACGTCCGTCCAAAGGGCGCAATCAGTGAGAAGAATGAACCAGTCATCAGCGACGCTCGAGCAAAGCTGCAAGAGAAGTTGGCTCAAATCAAGAAGATCGACGAAGACTTCGATTTCTGATCCACGGTAAAGCTAGCGAAAGGGTATGCCCTCTTCTACGCAACCAGCGTAGGAGGGGGTTCCCCTTTTTGCCAATAGACCATCGGGGTCGAAGGCAAAGGAGAAATACAACAATGGATAACAAGGAAAAATCCCGCAAGCAGGTGTATCGAGAGATTCGCCAGCGTCAGAAAGCTCAGATCAAGAAGGCCAGAAAGAAGGCCAGAATTCAGGAAAAGGCCTACAAAAAGGTCAATCCATTTTGGACATTCTTTATCCTTCTCACCTCAGCATGGGTGCAGACTGCAGGGTTCAAGGTTGACAAGAAGGGACGTCCCTTCTTCTCGGTCAAGTTCAAGACCGAAGGCCAGCCAAAGGCTCACCTTGTCAAGACCGCATGCGTTTGGCGGGATGACAAGGGCAGTTACCGCGTTCTCATGAACGTCTCTCGCAGTTACTGGTTTCGTGTCTACCATGAAAACGGTAGCTACGAGATGAAGGAAGCCACCAAGCACTACAGCATTAGCTTTCTTCTGAAGAACCAGAAGACAGTGCCTGTGTTAATCAATCAGAAGGTGATGATCGGTTTCTTGCCGATTGAACTGGATGACATGATGAACGCGATCATGGACCGTGCCTTGGGGTTGGACATTCCAGTTCCGCAGAACACGGACGACGAGCCGTTCTGACAGGAGGTTTTAGTCCTCTCTACCTACGCAGCCAGCGTAGTTAGGGAGGACTTTCCTCTTATGTATAGTTATTTAGTATTAATTAAAACTTCTTTTTTGCGCCTAGGCCATCGGCCTTACCTCAGATAGGGGGCGCAAAGGAGGGCATCATGCCCAATAACAAGGAGCCTGAACAGGGCACCGAGGCCGCCGGACCTACTCCGGCAACCCGCGAGAGGGATGTCCGACAGGGCTTCTTTCACGGGATCGTAAAGCGCACAGGTCGCTGGCTTCGGCTGGTGTCAGGTGCACCTCTCCTCTCAGGAGATGAGGTATTTGAAGAGTTTGAGGGAGGGCCTTATGCCCCCGCATTCCTCATGCACTTCTTTGCTGATCGATTCCGCGTTGAAGTCCGAAAGGTCAACGAGAAGGCGCTTAAGGGCGTCAAGCCGGTGATCAAGTCGGATGGACCCGTGGTACTTCCCACGCCAATCTCTAGCGAAGTGATTCGCTTCAGTACGGCGTCAGAGCAGTACGTTGTCCGAGTTAAGGGCAATGACGGCTGGCTTGCCTCTTTCAAGGAGATCGGTCTTTTGATCGGTAATTCGAAGAAGATGAGCAAGCGTCTCGTGGAGCTTGTGCGCTTGTCGTGCATGTGGCTCTATCGAGATGCCAAAAATGCTCTGAAAGTGGAAGTCATCGACCATAAGGCGTTGGGCATGCCCGACAGCTACGTGGACGGTGCTACCGCAATCTCCAAGGGATTGGCTATCAAGTGCGTGAAGTCGAATACTTCGTCTTCGCGTGCTTGGCGAGCTCGTCACATCTGGGCGATCCGCAGTGGTAAAACCGCTGTTGTTCAGATCCGGATGATGTGCGAACTGGGCTTGATTAAGGGTAATGCCGTAATCGTGTCCAAGTCAATGATGAACGGTTTCGACATTCGTACGTTTGAGCCAAACATTAAGACTGAGGTTCGCACCTCTGGGTGGCAGTGGTTGACGATTGAACCGACATATGGGGCTATCCCTGTAAAGTCGGACGATCAAACCCATGCCATCTATCGGCGTGTGGAAGGTCTTTATGACTCAACCACGTTACTCGATACTCTTCAGAAGAGCCTGGAGCAATTCTTCCAGGACCTAAAAGAGGGTAAGAGGTCTGAGTGGATGGAAAAGTTGGCAGATAATGCCGACGAACTCCTTCACGAAGATGAGGAGGACAAGTTCGGTCAAAACCGAGGAATGGTCCAGCTGATTCAGGAAACGGTTGCTAAGCTTAATAGGCTTGGTGTACCTCTACTGAGCTGTCAGACCCTCTTGTTCATGTCCGTGAGAGGACTCACACTGTCATTGCTTGGCGATAGACGGGATGAGTTTAATCACGAAGTGAAGGGTGAAGTATGGCGTGATAAGAATCGGCACTGGTTTCCCGTGCCGTGGGCGTATGCCGCTCACGTTTATACAAAGGAGGTACTGGAAATCTTTGGGTACAAGATGCCCAAAGGTAACCATGCCTTCTACCACGAGCAGACTCACAGCTTCGTGGTACCTGGTAAATTCTTTGAGGTTAACTTAAAGAATCATGGTGGTCCAGACTTAGATGATACGGTGAAGGTTCATATTCGCCGTGTCCGTCATAAGAATGGGCGAATCCAGACAATGGCAATCATAATGCGCAACCCGAACGATTTCGGGGAGTGGTCAATGATTTCCGTTGGCAAGGACATGGGACCTGTATTCCATGCCTACGACCAGGAACCGCCAATGGTAGATTTGGAACAGCTAACCAAGTTCGTTCCACAATTTACGAAGCTGGAGAAGAGACTGAATATTGGTACTTTACCGGCCATGAAGAATCCACCCAAATTGGGACCGGAGTTTTCGTTGTCCGATGAAGCCAGAATCAGACTCGCTGCAATGGGTTTTCCGCCAGGCGTTGGAGGGACTGTAATCCCGAAGATGATCTGGAACGCACTCCTTGATCAGCCGATCATGAATCTTGTAGACTTGAACGAGAACATCATTGACGTTCTCCAACAAGGTCAGGGCTCTACGGCTGACACAAATGCCATCAAGCAATGGGTGGCAGATGTGTTTCTCGATCTTGGTCAGCAATTGAGTTTCAAACTGGATCCATTCTGGTTCCATACTCGAATGCCAAAGCCAATTATTGAGGAACAGGGATGGCAAGCCGATGAGGCAGAAAATTCCTCGTGGATGACCCTTCACCTGGAGAGGGAGTCAATGGCTCGTAAATACATTAAGGAAATGACGGATTGGCTTAATTGTCAGATCGTTATGCCTGAAGTATTGTCGAACATTGACTTTACGAACCAGGAATACACCAATGGTAACATTAAGTTGGCCAAGGTGCGTTCCGATTATCGACGTATCATTAAGATGCAATCTAGTGAAGCGTGGGTAAATTGGTTCTCCGGAAAGTTGGCTGAGTCTGATGAAGACGATGAGCGTGGTGAAGAGTATACGGATCGTATGATCTTACTACTCGCTCAACGCGCAATTGTCCAGAAGAAGGCGAGCCATCGATCCAATTACGACCAGTGGCTGTATTCGTTCTCTACGAAGAGCGAACGGCACCCGGTAGATTGGTATATCCGGGCTCTCCGACGGGTACAGGATGGAACCTACGATTGGTTTCGTTCCAACAGTCAGCCCTAATTAGAGGGATCAAGTAGCCACTTAATGTGGTGAATGTCACAAGAGGAGCCTCTGCTACACATCCAGTGTAGTTAGAGGCTCTTCTTTTTTGCCTAGGCCATCGGGGCCAACGGTAAGGAGAAACAGAAATGAAAAAGACAACAAAGAAGGCGCAGGCCAAAAAGGTGTCCCGAGAGGAGCTAATCGATCAGATCGAAAAGCTGTTCGAAGGAGGCCAAAAAGCGTTGAACCTCACGCAAAAGCGAAACATCCTGAAGAAATTGCAGGAGTTCCGAAACAGCGAATTGGAATTCAACGCCGAACTGGCTCAGCAAATCATTGAGGCTCTTGCCAAGTACCAGGGAATGAAGAAGGTTGCTACTACACCTCAGCCCCTCAACCCACAGGGGAAAGCCCAGGTCAAGTGCCTTGGCTACTGGAACTCAAACGGCAAGCATGTGTGCGAAGAAATCCTTGAGGGAACCCGACAGGAAATCGGACGCAAGGCCAATCGGTGCGAAAGCTGCCGAAAGGAATACACGCCTCTCAAGGCAATCAGCAACAGCTGATCACAAAAGCAACACAAAAGGGTTTTGTCCCCTCCTACGTTCAGTACGTGGGTAGGGGACTTCCCTTTTTCGCCTAGGCCATCGGGGCCAACGGTAAGGAGGGCATTATGCCTAAGAAAAACAAATTCAGAAAGTACAACTTGGACAACCGAGATTGCGACTACTGTGGAGAATTTCACTGGGCGGGTGAAATGACTTACCTGGGAAACATTCCGGGAAGAGGACAGACATTCATCTGCTCAAAGTGTGAGCTTCGGAGGAACGCAATCCAGAAAGCCAAGAAAGTGAAGAAAGAGCGAGAAGACCTCAAGGCATCGCAGCCAAAGTTGTTCTGAAGCTAAGAGAGTAAGGTCATCATTCATATTGACAACATGGATGATGACCTTCTCTTTTTCTTATAGTATATTAGTCTTTTTTTATTTATAGCTGGCTAGGCGCATTCTAAACCCCTTCGGGGGGTGTGAATACACCTCTAGCGAAAAGAATGTAGTGAAAGTCACTCATTCTAAAAAGAAGGGATTAACTTCCTTCTAAAAAGAAGGGATTCTCTTCATTCTAAAAAGAAGGGACTAACTTCCTTCTAAAAAGAAGGGAGAGTTTCCCAACGAGATACCTGCTCGTACACAGGTTTGCCATCAAGGAGGAAACGAAATGGCACAAAATACCAAGTCCAACAAGACCATCAGCGTGTGGGTCAACGCGGGAGAAAGCAAGATCGTGTTGAACCGCAAGGATGGTGCAGAATGGAGTCGTCCACTCTTCTTCAATGCTCCTAACGGAGTCCGCGAGAAGATCGCCATCTGGCTCGGAAAGGTGTTGACCGACGAGAACGGCAAGCCCGTACTCAAGCTCAACAAGATCACGGGTCAGATGGAGAAGCAGGTCGACTTCACGAAGAAGGCCACGAACAACTGCGAGTGGGAGATGGACCTGAAGATGGTTAAGACAGAAGCCATCAAGTCGGGCGCAAACGCTGGCAAGTTGGCGGACTCGATCACCATCACGGATGAGAACTTGTCCGAATGGTTGAAGCAGTTGGTGTTCACCAAGCGCGGTAGCATCCGTGCAAACGTGGCAACCACGCTCAGCGAGTTCGAGCCGACCATCATCGGTGACGACGACGAGGACGGTGACGACTTCGAGGATTTCTGATCCTCAGAGTCAGCGGTCAAGGAACGAAGGTTGGGTACTACGAGAAATCGTGGTACCCAGCCTAAGTTTCTTATAAAAAGATTCTTTTTTATTTATAGAGCTCTCTTTAATCTTTGAGCACATACAAAAAAGAAGGGGGATTATCATCTCTCTTTATTTTTTACTTATAGATACCAGAAAGGAAATAAGTCATGGTGATGTTAATTAATGGTATGCTTTTGGGCATTTGTTTTACTTTTGCCGGCGCATATCTATATCAAACAGCTCGTTATCGCTTAACTCATGGTAAAAAGATCCTTGTTGCAAAGCAAGAGGTTGGATATGTCATTAGTTGTAGATATAATGGTTCAAAGCATTGGTTTTTTATTGATGAGTATGGTCAAAAGTCACAAGATCATTTCGATAAAAAGCAACATGCAGTAAGAACATGCAAAAAAGACTTCTTATCACGGCGACACAAGCAAACCACTATTGCACGTATCGCCTAAAAAGAAGGGTGTGTGAACTCCACTAGGGGAGTATAAACCGTTTTAAGCCTAGTGCGTTCCCCAGATAACACTGGGGAGATAACTGAGTTTCCGCGTACATACCAGTGTACGTCCGGCCCGATTATAAATCGGAATAAGGATATAAGATCTGGATAATCTTATATGGAATATTATATTATGATTGCAGATCCCGTCATAATATAAGAACTCCGATGCAGGAGGAACCTGCTGCGGTAACCATATTGGTACCGTAATACAGGGAAACAGGTGTAGTCAGTTCTAGTTCAGGACTACATCGGCATAGATATAACTAGAGGGCTCTTGTATACGGATGTCCAAAGAACATATTGTTCGGCCTGATCAGCCAGTATATACTGAAAATAATCTCAAGCAGTTATACTTGAGTACCGGGAGCACCCAGTCCCCGAAGGATGTCGGAGATAGTAAACACTATCAACTGGGCTATTCTAAAGTTCTCCCCCCCGGGTTGAGCACCTTGCGTTTTTACCCTCCTTTTCGCAAGAGTGCTCCCCGGGAGAGATCATAGTCTTCTAAAAAATTCTTTTTTCTTTATAATTGTCCCTTCTAAAAAGAAGGGGTGTAATACCAACAGAAAGGAACCCTTATGCAGTTAATTAAAAATTTAATAAAGATCTACGCAGCGATTCTTGTATGCTGTGCTATCGCCGGCGCAATTACCGGTGGTGCAAAAGCAGTTAAAGAGTTGCGCGCAGAAAACAACAAACCATTGTTCAATCATTCTCCAGAATTTCTGAAAATATTGAACCACTATGAAAAGAAAGAAAAGGTAGCATCATGAGTATTTCAAGCAAAATGGGTAAAATTGCAGGTAAGGTCGTGACCGGATCCAAGGCAGCACCCAAAGCAACAAAACGGAAACTCAGTACGTTGAAGAACGAACTGGCTGAAGGTTATCGTTCTGCAGCTACAAACGACTCAGAGTAATCCAATCAAGTCATTAGTGAAGTGGTTATCGCAAGGTAGCCACTTCACTAACCCTGATAGCAAATGTCTATTTTTATTCTAAAAAATTTTTTAAGAAAAGATCTAGACCTTTGTCTACTTCCAAAAAGAAGGGTGATATCAATCATCCTTATTACACAACAGTAAACTACACACAGAAAGTACACTTATCATTATGAATACAAATATTAACTTTGCTGAACTAGGAATTGGAGATTTCTCCGATCTTGGTGAAATCATTTCTAATCCTGAAATCTTTGAAGGTGGATCTCTTTCCACTACTCCAATTAAGATTGGAAAGACCACCAAGTATCCCGTCAGCATTAACGGACGACCATTTCCAGGTCTCCTTACCGTAAGCAATGCAAAGTTGACTCGTTTGTCTCTTATTGAGCAAACACGTGCAGATGGTCACACCTACATGATTGTAACTGGCATTATGAAAGACGTCAATTTCAATCTTGATCTTGTGGTCAATGGACAAAACATCAACATAGTAGACTTCATGTTTGAACTTGCTAAGCAGGCAGCTGGATACAAGGATGCTGATCGTACAAGTTTTATCAAAACTTTGACAGAAGACCTTAAGATGCCTTTGTTGGATGACATGCAAATCTTCTTCCAACAGATGGGCGCCTCAGCAGCTGCATACGAAGAATTTATTCTTAAGCTAAACGAACGTGGTCTTGTTATGGCAGATGACACTAAGCGTGTCAATCCTGAACAAAGAAACCGTATTCAGCGTGCATATGTGCTCCGAGACATTCCTGTAACTGAATTTGAGATTGGTACTACCGATCCCAATCAGTCTGATATGTTCCGTAGTACAAATGGACAAGCTGAAGCAGGCTTCATTGATCTAGCAGATGCCATTTGGCGTAACTTTACTCGTATCATGAAGCTGCGTAAACTTCGTAGTATCAAGCTTTCTGAGATTGAAAATTTGTCTGCACAAAATCCGGCAAATCTACAGGAAATGGCCAAGCAGTTAAAGACCGAAGCAACTCATATTCAGAAGCAGGCAAATTCTTTTGCAGGCAATCTGGGTGGTGCACGTCTTCGTTGGACTCGTAGTGAATCCACTGGCGAATGGACTGTAGATCAAAAGGCTGTGTATGATCCCACCTATGTTCCTTGCGGTAAGTTGACCGTTCTTGGAACTGATGGTGAAGAGATCAAGGCAAACTTCTGGACTAATCGCTCAGAATCATCAAACGAAAACAAGCCAGTATTCTCTAACTTGGCTCAATCGTTGACTGACGAAGATTTCAAGCTCTGACCCCCAGTTAGATGAGTTTGTCCGTTCTCACCAAAAACGGACACCCCTTGGGGCTAATGGTTACAAGTATCTGGTTTAACGCATAATGCAATGGTCTAATCTTTAGATTACATTGTATATTATGGACATCATGTCTTCGTGCAACGCCATTTCAGGAAGGTTCGATTCCTTCAAGCTCCGCCGAGTACTGCAGGTAACACAATAAATCAGGGACACCTATGAACGTGGAACCGTGGATTGATGTTACACACTGTCATGTGTAATGTCTACTGTGACAGCAGTAGCCTGCGGGAAAGCTTATTGCTTTTATTTTTAGTACATACAAAACAGAAAGGAAACTACAACAATGGAATTTCACCTTTGTGAAAATGAAAACTGTCGTCATCAATGCGAACAAGAAAGCTGCGATAGCATGATCCTATATCATGATGAACCGTATTGCTTCACACACTCGCCAGATGAAGGCTCATCTTTCAGGAACTACGACTCTCGTACAGGAGGTTGGAAGTAATGACAACTGAAATCAGAATGGCCACTATCAATACTCCCAGGTGTTGGCAGTGTGGTAAAACAGGCGAACTACAGATCTCTTCGGACATCTACTTCGCCGGCATCAAAAAGTTAGATGAAGGTGCTCTTATTCAAAACGCCTTTCCTTCACTCAATAGTGAACAGCGCGAACAAATCATGACTGGCATTCATCCCGAATGCTGGAAGAAAATGTTCCCGCCAGAACAAATTGAACTGAATGAAAATGGCGTACCAGTTAACTGGGATAATCACCCTAATAACATCTAATAAAATACCTAGTAGTCATATAACCTATGGCTACTAGGTATTCTTTATTTAAGATAGTCTTCTGGGGGGGACCCGCGAAGCGGGGGGGTCCCAGAACTGATTAGGTCTGCGATTCTCGCAGCAGTATGATATACTAACGTATAGTTAGTATGATTCTATTAAGACTTTTTATTTAAAATAGTCTTTTAGCTGCGAGGCGCAAATACAATGTATGTGATCGTCCAGAGAGACTCAGACAATGTTCATGTCTATGGCCCATATCACTCACAATATGGAGCCAATTATGACATTCGTCATCTCGAGGAAATCAGTCCAGACTACTGTTACAAAGTACACAGACTCAATCTCCCAAAAAACTCTCCAAAATTCCGCAACTAACAAATACTTATGATATAATATATCCATAGGAAGGAACACCTATCAACACTGACATACAAAGGAGTATGAACAAGATGCCTAAGCAGCATCAATCCAAAGCAGTAAAGAAAGTATTCTCTGAACTAGAGAGACTAGGATTTACCGTAATACATAAGAAGTCCGGGTCCTACAGTATCTACCCTCCCTCCACGATACAAGGACCTATGTATACAACTCATGGAACGGAATCCGCACTCCATCCAATGAGAAGAGACTTCAAACGTTTATACGACATACAAATATCAGTGTAGGAATTCCTACCTCGCTCAGGATAAGTGGTGGACCTAGGTGGTGGGTCCACTACTTTCCTGGGTATCATAGTAGAAAAATTGTTGTTAAAAATAGTTATCCCTACCTTTTTTAAGCGGGGGCCCATATCAAGGAAGTTTCCCATATCAAGGGAAACAGTTAATACTTTTATTAACTTATCCGATATAGGCCCCCTTTTTGGTTTATTTTTGGAGTACATCTCAAAAAGAAGGGGAGTCCTCATCCCTGAGGGGAATACCTTTCCTTCTATTACTCTCTCTATAATATATATAATAAATGTTCA